CTCAAAACCATGTAATAATAACCTTCCTTTTCATCCAATTTACCCGAAGTCCAAACCTTTATCAGCGTATCTTGTACCAATTCTTCAGGTAGTATATTACAGTTAAAACATAGAATCTTAGCATGGTTGTATAAAAATTTATTATCGTTCAAAATGTTCATTCCTCAATAGAATTGATTGAATGTCCTTTATCAATTTTATCGAGTAACCTATCCAATGCTCTGCCCAATGGTTTTAATAACCCTAACCTTTTATTTTTCCCTAATACGCTGCTAATCGTTTCATCGGGATCGCCAAACTGCCACCCATTAGACTTTATTAATGCGATATTGAATAATCTTGCCCCGACTACGTTCCCTAATTGGTCTATACTTATAGCCGTTCTAAATAGAAAGTTTGTCCTTCCTTTAAAAATTAAAGTAAATACAAAGCAAATCGGCAATAGGATTGCAGAAATTAATAAGGCTAATATGAGTAGTAATAAGTATCTCACCACTCAGTTATCATGTTACCAAATTGGCGAATCATTGCATGAACATTTACGTCTTTCGTTTCTGCCATTGCACAAAAGAAGTCGTACTGCCCTGTGTAATTTACAAGAGGGTCATAGTCCATTATTGGGTTTCCCGCTTCATCTTGTCCTACTTCAATTTTAGCAATAGGGTAACCATTACTAACATCACACATCGTTGAATTATCAGCGATTGTCTTGCGAGTGTAATCGGGTACGAATGATAAGTAAGTTCCTTTTCCATTGTCAAGCAAACTAAAATGCTGAACAGTCCAAAGGAGGGTTAAACTTGCCCCATCAACGGAGTAATTCATTCCTGATAGATAGGCTTCACGAAATATTTTTGTTCCGTCTATTTCTATTGCGGGAACTGTTACTTTTACTTTCGGGGTTTCTAATTGTATAAATGCCATATTTTATTTTTTAAAGTGATGTGATTACTTCCCATGCTGCGCCTGTATAGATACATAATTTTGCAAGTGTCGTATCAAAAACCATAAGTCCTGTCGCTGGACTTGCTATTGCGTTCTTCTGTGTTGTTGTCATTCGTGGAGGAAGGAAGCCTTTAGTGGTTGATTCAACTTGTAATACAGCAGATGTATTAGGGACAGTTGATATATTTCCAACAAGAAGACTATTCTTAATATTTATGTATGGATTTGCTAAATTACCTGTAGTAAATAATTGAGGGTTATACCCACTACCATCATATACAGATATTCCTGCTCCACTAAATCCTTGAAGTAATGTAGGGTCTCCAAAAAGTACACCTCTAGAATTATTTGCATATCCAACCCAAGTGCCAGCATTAAATCTTGTAGCTGTTACATCACCTGCCTTACTAACATTAAACTTACTTACTCCCCCCACCTGCAAATCCATCAAGTAACTACTTGCCCCACTTGCCGTATTAGTTACATTTAACTTAATTGCTGTTGGATTGCCTGTAGTATTCCATGTTTGAGATAAATCTACTACCCCTACTGCTGAACTTCCTGTTTGAGTAGTACCTACACCTGATAGAAGTCCTGTGAAGGAAGGGGAGGCAGACTGTAAGTCATTAACCCATGCACCACCTAAATAGGTATCGTTTGTATTGGTAGTTGTGTTGTACACTTGCAACCCTGTTGCGGGGGAGGCAATGGCATCTCGTTGGGTAGTTGTCATTCGTGGAGGAAGGAAGCCCTGTGTTGTTGACGCTACCGTTAGTTTGGAAGATGCTACGTCTGTTGTTGTTCCTAATAATATATTACCTGTGGATGGACTGTAAATTCTCTTACTACCGTTACCATCTGCAAGTATTACCGTATTAGACACGTTTCCAATTGCTCCTATATTCGCACCAATAACAGTATTCTGCGCTCCTGTTGTAATTCCCATTACTGTTCCCGGTTGCGCACCTAAAAATGTGTTATAACCTCCTGTTGTTACTCCATATCCTGCCGCTTCACCTACTGCCGTATTATTTGTTGCAGTTGTAGTTTGCGTTAATAAAGCCTCTGCGCCTACTGCTGTATTTCGCTCTCCTGTTGCTGACATTAGTGCGCTATATCCAATAGCTGTATTATAATATACAGATGTTGCTGCTTTTAGTGCGCTATGCCCTACTGCTGTACTGTATGCGGCTGATGTTGCGCCCCTCATGGCATGATAACCTATGGCAATATTTTGTTGAGAAGTTGTGCCTGTAAAAAGTGCATCATAACCTATTGCAGTATTTGCCCCTCCTGTTGTATTATTAAACATTGCACTGCTACCAATTGCAGTATTATAAGAACCTGTTGTGTTCCTGCCAAGTGAAGTTTCACCCATTGCGTTATTATGAAACCCTGTTGTATTTAAAGCCATTGTCATATCACCAACTGCATTATTATAACTACCTGTTGTATTTGACCACAATGCTTTAAATCCAAATGCCGTATTCCGTTCGCCATAAGTAGATAATACCGCTCTTGACATCACAGAGTTTTGCAACGCCCTAAATCCGAAAGATGTACTACCAAGTGAAGAATCAGTAATAAAACCACTCTTTATATTGAAAGTCTTAAATATTAACGCAGCTCTATCTGTTGTTCCTAAAAAGTTTGTAGATGTATCTATCCCACTATTGCCTGTTAACCCCCATCCCGACACTCCACCCCCTACACTATCCTTCGCAGCGTATCGAGTGCCGTTAGATAATACAAGTATTGTGCTATCTCCGCCAGCGTTTTTGCCGTATGATGAAACCGTTGTTTTCAATGCAATACTACTATCTGTATAGTTGCGTAGGCTGTCGGATACTTGGTCAACATATTTCTTTTGAACGTAGGTAAGGGAGTTGTAGTTGGGGGAGAAATCTTGACTACCAAATAAGCCTTGTGATGTAGCTGAGTTGGAGGATATATTAAAACCCCCGTCTGAAACCATCTGCATACTGCTAACATTAGTTCCTGATTGTGATTGAAGTAAAAGAGATCCAGATGATATTTCTATTTTTGAGCTGGTTGTAGGGTCAGTAATATCAGTAGAACTTAATACAAGTAATGGGTCTTCTGTAAATGATATTCTACTGTCTGTTAAGGTAGAATTTGATTTAAAACTAGTCGAACCTAAATTATTATTTACCTCTATATCCCCCGTTACAGGCTTCCCTACTCTTGTTCCTGATAATGGAATAAACCCAGCAAGTGAATCTGATAGGGTGGTGGAATCGATGTAAGAGTTTACAAAAGTTGTTGTGATAAAGCATAGTGTGTTATCTTCTGTATGTAGTGTCATTGTTCTACCACCAGTAGAATTAGCTATATATACTCTTACTACAAGTCTATCTGTTAGTGTTAGTGTAGTATAAGGTACTGCCAATGATGTCAAATACAAGTCAATAGTAGTACCTGTTGTTATCGCTTCGGGAGTTGCTACCCCTGTTGCTATTGATGTATAAGTTGAGCCATCGTATTTTAGTAAGTCAACATAAAAGGCAGGTGTACCTCCTGATGATGATGCGTTAAAAAACATTTCAAAATTCCATGCACCTGCGGGTATTTCTAATCTACTTGGGTCTGCTGCATCGGTCATAAATTGTGCTATCAAACCATTTCCTGCAAGACTAAAATCAGTACCCGCACCTATTACTGGTACTGCGTTCATTTGTTTATATGTACCTACCCCTGCTGATATACTTCCATTAAGGTAATAACCTATTCCACCTCCTGATGCTCCACTTGGTATAATTAATTCTGTTGAATCCCCGCTATACCTATATAGTTTAATTCTATTCCCTGTAATACTTGCATTTTGGTAACTACTGTCTACTCCATATACTTTTATAGTATCTCCTGTTACTGTGTAGAGTGGTAGTTTTGTTAAAGGTGTTGTGCCGCCTCCACTACCGATACTATCTTTTGCTGCATACCTTGTACCGTCTGATAATAAAAGTATAGTACTATCTCTCCCTGCATTTTTAGTATAGCTAACTACATAAGGGGATGTACTCCCTCCTGCCTTATACCAAAAAGTAGTTATACCATTCTTAACTTTATAAAGGCTATCATTACTTGCAAATACATCTGTTAAGTAGTTAGTATTACCTGTTGTTACGCCTCCGTTAAGTGTCATGTAGTCAAGATAGAATCCACTTGTACTGCTGCCTGTTGTGGTAATTCTAACTCCGTCTATTGTGCTTGGGAATGATGTACTTGCAAAATCAGTAAAAGGTATAGATATGTTTTGATATACCCCTGTTAATGACTTATTCAACCCTTGTAATGAACTTAATAGCAATGGTGAAGTAACTGCCACGCCACCGCTTCTAAGGGTAACATAAATATTTGCAGTAGTAGCTAATGTACTTTTTAGTCTAATAAAGAACTTTAAAGTATTATAAGTGGTAGTAGAATAAGCCGTTCCCGAATAAGTAACTGATACCTTTAACCCTGTACTACTCCATGCCCCTACGTCTGTTGCTTTAATTCCTACGTATGGATTTAGTGTGTTATCAAAGTTAGTTACTGCACCTGTATTAGAACCTACATATTCTGGACTACCTGTATTTTCATTCCACAATACTACTTGACTTACGTCTGATGGGGTTGTTGCCCCTGCACCTACTAAAACATTTGTAAGGTATAATTGACTTGCGGGGTCTACTTGTGGTACGGCGGGGTCTGCTGCGGGTGTTCCTGTTATCTTAAATATCTGCCCTAACGTATCTACCCCAATTACATCTATTCTTGGTAATGATGGGTCTGCTGCATCTAAGGTTATTGTTCCACTATTTGAATTATATGTATTATTGTTTATGCAGTAGATTGCTGCACTTACATCAAATTCTAAAAGACTATTCCATGTTACTACACCACCACTTAGTAAACCTGCACAAGTGTTTGTACTACTTCCTGTACCATTACCTACGAATAACCACCTTGTAGCACTTATGTTTCTAATCCATAAAGCATTATCACTTGTAGTAAATATTTGAGAACCTGCATAATACTTTAAATACGAATTGATATTAGCACTTGCCGTATCAGCGAATCTTGCATTTACAAAACCACTATCGGCTTTTAATATACCTCTCGTTACAAGTAAGTTATTAGCATTACCTTGCCATTGGGTATTTTGTGTAGGGTCTATTTGCCCCATAGTTACAAATGAAAATGCCATAAGGCATATCAGTAATAGTATTTTGTTCATAATTATTTTTTAAATTAATCTAAGAAAAGGAACAATAATTGTTTCCCCTGTGCTAAATGTATTTGTCCTTGTCATAGTACCCGATACGTTATCAAAAGATACTTGTCCTTCCGATACTGTTTCAGTAACCCCTCCTGCTAATATATATACAAACTGTATCCCTCCAATAAACTGATTAAATTGAAATGTATTCTCTCCATTAGTAGGCTGTCCTGTTGTTGGTGTAGCTGTTACTATGAATGATAGTGCTGTGTAAACATAACCACTTGGAGTAATTGGGGATATAGTACCACCGCCACCGCCAGTTATAATTGCCAATGCCTTCAATCCTTCACCACCACATAGTTCCATTAGGTAATTACTCGTTCCTAATAAGGTACTATCATTGTTATCATAATCATACTGCCACCTTATAGCGTCTGTTTCCATTGCTAACATTTGTGGTAGTCTTGGGTCTAATCTTGCGCCAAATAACCCACTCTTTAGCTGCTTAGATAGTGCTAAATAAGTAGAAACATCACCTATCTGTATTTTATCTGCGGTTGATAATGACATTAGAAAAATAAGTTTTCGTTATCAGTTAAATGTGTTGCCGAATCTATTGCTAATTGACTATTACCAATATCCCCTCCTATGCTTACTGCATTTTCAGCACTTATGATAAATGTCCAAAGTTTAGCCTTATTATTATAGTAATTAGTATCTTGCGTTACTGCAAAATTAGCTGCTTGAAATTGAGTAAGGGAATAGTAAAAAGTCTTATTGTAAAGTGAGAATAATGTCAATGATGTTTTAGTATATAAAACTGCATTTGACACATTTAGCCAATCTACCTTTACATTTAAACAGTAGTCCTTATCTAAGGCATCTATATCTATTGATACATCAGCGTAATCCCATACTATATAACTTGTAGTCGTTCCTACTGGTACAAGATATGTTCCATCCTGTTTTATCAAGTACACCCTACGTTGAGTTACTAATACATCACTACCTGTTGAAGTGTCTGTAATCGTTATAATATTAGGTAATCCTACTGTTTGCGAAGATGTAAATAATGGAGTTAATGCCATAGCGTTTATTTCCCTCAAAAATAAAAATAAACCCCCACTTTTCAAGGTGAGGGAGTATAAAGTTACTACAAGATTATTAGTTCCTCATTATTTGCATATATGGTGGTATTTTAGCGTTTTCCATATTTTGTTCAAATAATTCTAATTTAGCATCAGTAGTTGCTTGTGTGGCTATTCCTGATAACCATTTATTCAATTCTGCCGGAGTAACTTCATTTGCATTTTTTCTCGTTTCTCCATCTACTACCATTACTATATTACCTGATAAAAAATTTTGTATTTGAGATTTTATTTTTTCCCCTCTGTTTTTTGAAAAATTATAATATTCATCTTCGGTAGCAGGTCTATCTTCACCAGTTTTAGAATCAAATACCATTAATGTATTTTTATTTACAGGTGCTACCCATCCTTTTTTATCTAACAAATATTTCCATACAGGGTCAGGGTTTTCTCTTGACTTTAGCAAATCCACATCTTTTACAACTTCATCTCCTAAAGCGTTAATTCTGTTATTTAAAGAATTTCGTGCAATGGGTATGTCTTTTATTAATAACTGTCCTAAATTATTAGCTTCTTTTTGAGGAATACTAAACATTTGCTCTATCTTTTGCGCCCCCTGTGTATAAAAGTTAGGGACTAAGAAACTTTTTACTGAATTTTTAACTGATGTAGATAACATACTTGTAGCCTTATTGCTATTATCGCTTGATATAGCTGACATAATAGGTGCTGCTGATGAAACCCATGTCATATCACTTATTAACTTCATGCTATTGTATAGCGTTAATGCAATCCTATCGGTTAATGTATCTTCATCTACATCTTTATCATATTCTTCGTGATCTCTTATACTTCCGATAACTCCTAACGCAAATACCATTGGTGTTAGTTTATAAGAATAAAAAGTATCTCCAATCTTAATACTAAACGGCTGCCATCCTTCTTCTATTAATTGTAGCTTTTTATCTATATTTGAAGGGCCAGCACCTGTTATTTGTATAATTCCGTTTTTAGATAAAGCATAAGCAGTAGCCATAGTAGCTATACCTAATGATGATTTTATAATCATTTGCCTTCTTTCTTCGGGTGTCATTGTTACCCTTTTCCCTGATGCTTCTGATGCAAATAAACCCCTTTTACCTGCCGCCCCTCTTATTAATCCAATAGGGCTAAAATCAAGAGAATTGTTTGCAACATTCGTTATAATCCTTGTGAATGGAACTAAGAATCTTAAAGGTTTTGTTCCTCCCATTTGTAATGAATTATCAAGGAATCCACTTATCGCATCAGATAAAGCACCTAAAGTACCTTCTGTATTATGGTTAAACGTTCCCTTTGCTGCAAAACCATAAGCGGCATCGGTCATCTCTTGTGGTCTTGACATTTCCATCAATTCATATCTTCTTCTCATTGCAGCCATCCCTTTTAAATTCTCTTGTTTTATTTGTTCGTCTGCCGCTTCTAATCTTTCTTTTGTATTAAATAATAACTCATTTACTTTTGCGTAAGTTTTTTTAGAAAATGGATTTTTTAATCCTAACACATTAGCTTCTCTATATGCTAATTGTGTGGCTCTCATTTCTTTTAATCCTTGAAATAAAAGTACATCCTCTGCTTTCATAGCCCTACCTACAAATTTAAACCAGTTTGCAGGATTTAGTAATCCACCTTTAAAATTCTTTCTCTCCAAAATATCAGGTATTTCAATTTTGGCTATATGAATAGGTGTTTCTCCAGTAACAAGTGTATGGTATGCTTCTGATAACCCCTTAGTAAGTCCTTTGCTCATCCCTAACATTAAGAATGGGACTGCTCTTGGATTACTAATAGCTTCAACCCCTAAAAAACTAAAAACATTTGAAGTGGTAGATAAAATATTCTTTACATGGGTAGCATATCCTGATAATATATTAGCATACCAAACTCCCTGCGCAACCTCTCCCCAATTAGTTCCTTTTAAATTTGCCCTGTATTTTAACAGCTCTATTGTCGCATTTTTTTTAGGCATCCCAATAGGTGCTTCTTGTATTTTATTGGCTAACTCTATTATTTTTGCGGCTTCTGTTGGGCTTATTTTACCTATTCCTAATCTTTCAGATATAACATCTAATAATTTACCATTATCAAATGCCCCTAAATTAGAGAACTTAATTATTTCATCCTGTACTTGTTTTCTTTCTACTTTGCCACCACTAAGTTGTTTACTTTTTATTTTATTTAGTCTGCGTATTTCCCTATCTAATATATCTGATTTTTTCCTATTGGCAATATTATCAAATTCAGTTTGTATTTCTTTTGCTAATTGCGTTGCTTCTTCTTTTTCCAATCCTAACTTATCAATAAATTTATTTATTAAAGACTTCTTAGATTCTTCCTTTACTGTATAATGCTCTTTTACTATTTTGTTTATTTCGTTTTCAATATCTTTTACTCCTTTAGCTATTTTAACATCCCCCGCTTTTAATGCGTGTGTCTGTGCTATATCGTTTACATTCCTTATAACTTCATCATTAGGGTTTTTACCGGTTACGTCTTGCAAATGCTTTAATATCTTTTCTGCAATTATTTCAGCCCTTCCTATACCTTCATCTAAATACGTTTTAGCCATATTGCCTACAAATTCAATACCTTCTTTTGTAAGCCCAATACCTGCATATAAGTTTTTACCCTTATCTGCTTGATATTTTTTTAAAATATTTGCTCTTGCTTCTCTTGCTTTTGCTACTTTGTCTTGTCCTTTTTTAGCTATTCTTCCATGTAGCCTTTCTGCTGCTGATTTGGTTTTCCCTTTTTGTGTTATCTGTTCTGCTACTACATTATTAACATCTTGCAAAGCGTTGCCTATTTTATCTACATCTTTTTTTATTTTAGACTTAGTCTTATCTCCCATCTTTTTCATATCCTTTACACTTGCTCTTAACTGTCCCTCTGGAGAAAGTCTTTCCCACATTGAAAATGCTTGTATTTGTTGTCCTGCATCAGTAGCTAATTTTTCTGTAACAAATTCAGCTACTTCAATAGTTTTATCTAAATAGAAATTTTTAGTAGATTCATCGGGGGCAGTTCTTGATAATTCATTATACTTTTTTATAAGCACTTGTCCTATCGTAGCCCTTACACCACCATTTACATTATTATTCCTATTCATTATTAAATTAAAAGATTCATCTAACCCTACCCTATCTATTGTATCTGATGCTTCTTTTACTGACATGGCATTAGTCTGCTCTACATACTCTAATGTTTCTTTTACTTTTTCTTTTGATTCAGGAGTTAAATCTTCTGTTTCAAGCATTTGTTTTGTAAATCTCCTTTCTTGTTCCTTAGCCTCTACTCCTTCCATTTGGGAAGCAAGTTTTTCTCTTAGTGCTGCTTCGGGGAATACTCCATGTTCTTCTGATTTCCAATTTTCTTTAAAGTATTTAATACCAGCGTCTATTGCCTCTTTTACGTTTAAAGATAGTGCGTAAGTTGATTTTATTACCTCGTTTGCACCTGTTACTAAGTCTGCAATAGTCAAACCTTTTGTAGCTGCACCCCTCATTGTCTTTGGGGTTAAGAAGTCTATTAAGTCATTAGCTATCTTATCTGCTTTGGCATTAAAGTCTTTTATCTTTGTTTCTTTATCTTTTAGAATGGGAGTGGTTGTTTCTGCCCCTCCTTCACTAATTGGTTTAGTACCTTCTGATACTCCTTTTTTATCTCCTTGTTCTTTGGTGTCTGGTTTAACCTCTTGTATAGGCTCTCTAACTTCTGTTGTAGGTTCATTTGTTATTTCTTTTGTTGGTAACTTAGTTTCAGTATCAACGCTTTCTTTTGTGAATCCGTTAGTTTTTTCGTGGGCTTCCCAATAGGCATCTTCAAGTTGTTGTCTTGTTTCATAATCTTGATTTAAAAGTGATTGTTCTTGTTTAGATAGTTTGTTAAATTCTTGATTGATTGCTATTTCTGCTGTCTTATCATTAAGTGGTAATCCTGTTAATTTCTCAAACTTCACTTGTGCCTTTACAGATGCTTCGCTATCTCTTAATTTCATAGCAGTTCCTTCCCCGTTAGGGAATCTATCCATAAAATCAACTATATCCTTTGGTGTTATTTCATGCTTATAATGATCTGACATTTCTTTTGCTATTACGTCAATAGCACGTCTTGTATCATACGACCTTCTTGGGTCTTTACCTAAATAATTTCTTGCCTTAGAAAGCGTCATGTTATTCCTATCGCCAAACTGATAATAACTTGAAGCCTTTACTTTACCAATACCATATTCGGCTATCATTTCTTCTTCGGTACTTAATGACTGCCCTTCTTTTTCTTCATTACGAAATACAGTAGCTATTTCTGCCGGATTTTCGCTATTCTCTACTACCCAATTAGCGTGTTCTTTATTATCTTCAAAATCAGGTAAATCTTTAGTCGCTTTCTCTCCTACTGTATAATCATAATTTTCTTGCGCTTCCCTTAAAACCTTTCTTGCGGTAGGTGCTGATACTTCTTCCCCTGTCTTTACATCAATAACCTTTCTATTGCCATTCTCGTAAACTATCTTACTCCTTCCTGTTTTAGATACATATTCTTTTGGTTTAGCTACCTCTACTACTACCTCCTTACCTGATTGTTCAGTTGTTTCTTCTTTGGGTTGTTCTTTGAGGGATTGTGGAAGTTGTTTTTCGTTTACTTTTTGCGAACCTTCAAATACAGGTTTAAGCATACCTGCCACTACACTTTTTGCAGTTTCAATATCATAACCTGCATCAGTATATACTTTGGTAACTTCTGCCAACATATCCTTTGTATCAATTCCTCTATTAGTTGCTTCCTTTAAAGCCTCTCTCATTTTTAATCCATCGGCATACCATGTAGTAGGATTACCACGAACCGCATCTGAAAAATCTTGTTTTAATTCAGCATCAGTAAGTTTTTTTGCGTTCAAATATCTATCAGCAACTTCTTTAGTTTCCGTCGCATCTCTTTTTTCAATAAACGCCCCATACCCATTAGGCATATCCTTTTCTTTCTGCATCAAAGCATCAACTGATTCATTAACCTTGTCCAATGGAACATTAAAAACGCTTAATCGTTCCCTTTTCTCCATTTCTTTTTCAAGAGCATTAAATTCAGCTAATTCGGGAGTACCAATTTTTGCACCTTCTATTTCAGCCATTCTATTTTCAATATCCGCATCACTCTTATCTCCTACACCAACACTACCTGCTTTGGGTGTTTCTTTGAGGGATTGTTCTTTTTGTTTTTTGGCTAAATATTTTATTTGATTTATTATTTCACCACGCTGACTACCTAATGCCCCGTAAATATCTTCCCACCTTCCCTTAAATTCTTTAGGCAACCCTTCCATAATGCTTTTATCTGCAAATATTTTTTTAGATAAAGGAATAGCGATTGCATTTTGATTTTCAGATTCAGTTTTATATAATTTATCAATATCATTTAGCATATTATTATAATCTACACCAACACTACCTGCTTCTCCTTGTTCTGTCAAGTTTTCTGTACCAGTTACTTGACTTTCTTTTTGTAGTAATTTTTCTACGGCTTCTACTAAAAAGGAATTAGTGCCATCTGCTTTTGCTTTGTGATACGCTTCAGAAACTTCAAGAGGACTGTTTGCATCATAATCAAAAGATAATGGGAAATATTCAAGATTCCCTTCCAATGCTTTAGCAGTACTCTCTACATCTTTTAATGCAGGGTTATCTACTACATCTTCTCCCTGTACATTATCGGGTATAATAGGTACTACTTCTTCTACTTTTGTACCCGATGGGGTAGGTTCTACTGCTGCTGCTCTTTCTTCAATAGTTTCTTTTATTGCTATTAGTTCTGCTTGTAACTTGTTTTTTGTAGTTTCCTCTAATTCTATTACTTTGCCATTTTCATCTTTTAGGCTCATATATTCCTCAATCTTAGACTGTCTGCTTTCTAATTGGCTGTCTGGCGTATTGTCTAAAATAAATTGATTTTTATAGTCTGCTACTAATGATTTTTCTGCTTCCTTTTCTGCTTGTTTAGGAGGTAAATTAGATGCTGCTTTTTTACTTTCGTTCTTTATAATAGCATTAAATAAATAATCTGACTTTTCTTTTTCAGTTAATGGCTTCCCCTTATCATTATTTTTAGGTAATGATTTATATGCTTCTCCCGAAACTTTTATTAATGATTCTCTATGTTCAAATTCTGCGGGGGTTAATTGCCCATCTTTTAGCATTTGTTGTGATACTGATAAGTATTCAGTAGGCTTTTTACCAAAATCAAGTAATGCGCTTCTTTGTAATTGAGTAGCGGATTTGTAGCCTATCTGCCCTAACCCTGCACCCATAAATGAAAAGTTTACTATACCCAATAAAGAACGCTTAAAGTTTTGCTCTCTATCTATTTCAGTATTATATATTGCAGATTTAGCCTCATTCCCTAAATTCATTGCCACCTCAAAATTAAATCCTCCCTCTGCACCTTTAATTAATTGCTTTGGTATTTCTTTTGCCCTATCCTTTAATGCTTTTAACCCCGATGCCCATTTTTTAGTACCTGCTTTTTTAATACCAGCCTCTATTGCATCATCAGACATAGATAATATTATCTTAGCTGCCGATGTTTTGCTTCCTGTAAACATTTCTTTCACCTTCTCTGCTGTACCTGCACCTGCCATTGCTGCTGCTGTTATTGCAGTCATACCCATTGCTTGTCTATACGCTTCTGACCCTACCTTACCCTCCATTAAGGCTGCTGAATACTCATCGTGAAAACCTGTCGCTGCGGCTGCTGAAAATGTCCTTAAAAACTTAGCTGCTGTACCTGCACCACCAATACCACCTGTCGCTGCCTCAATAGCCATAAATGGCAATAAAGTAGTACCTATATCTGTTACTCCATAAAGTATAGATGAAGGAGATAGGTTTAATTTACCTCCATGTATAGGAACTCTACCAAAATTATCTAAGTTGTTTTTTAGTAATTGATATAATTGACTTGATTTCTGATCTTCGCTTATTAATTTATTATTCTTAATTTTATCTATCTCTACTTGTAGTTCAGGTTTGAAAACTAAATTATCAGTAACAAAACCTTTGTTCTTATCTGTTTGGTGAAAAGTATATTGCTCTTTTATATTTTCCCCCATTATAGCCAATTCCCTTAAACTATTACTCGCATCAGTCATAAACGGACTTGAAACGGCTTCCCATAACCCTTCTATCGTATGTGCTGTTGCTGTTAATGCTTTACCAAATAAATAACCTCCGTAGTTAGCACGTTGCCCTAAAATCTCTTGCATAGCATCATCTACCTTATCTTCTATCCTATTAGGATATTTTACGTCAAGTTCATTTTTAGCTTTAGTTATTTCATCTAACTTAGTTTCTAATTTGTTTGCTTTCTCAAAAGATTCAGCACTTAGCCCATCATTTTTCTTGGCTTCTGTTTTTAATTTATTAAGTTCTTCGGTTACAGAATTTTCTTGTATCCCTAAACTTGTTTCTTCCAGCGTTTGCATTAAATGATTATACCCCCTTAATTCATCGGGTTTATCTTTTAATGTACTTGGGTCTATAAATAATCTTTCGTATTGCTTTGCTTTTTCGGGGTCTACATCTTTTATATAATCATATCCTAACTGTGCTGTTGGATTTAAGTATTTACTTTCAGGAGTTCCTTTTATAGCTTCATCAAATTTATAATTATACGCACTACCATAAACCTTGCTTACTTCTACTGCAAAATCTTTTAGCATTTCATCCGCTTTTTCACCACCTAATCTTCTTATTGAATTAGCTACGCCTTTTACTAATCCTTTTTGTTGGGAATAATTACCTACTCCTGCATTTTTATATAATTCAGAAATACCATTGCTTATTGATTGGTATTCATTTTCGGGTAAAAATCCACTTTCCTTTAAATCATTAAGAGATTTTTTAAACTTATCTTGCCATTTTAATGAAGCTACTTTTCTTTGATATAAAACAGGATTTTCTTTTCTTTCAGTTATCAACTCTTTTCCAAATCTTGCTTTATCCTCTTGACTTATATCCTTAGTTTCACTATAAAACTCATCTGGGTTAATATCTTGTGTAGTTAGATATTCTTTTATTTTTTTAGCAGCCTTTGTTTTTTCTTCATCCTCAACTTCCGATGCCCCTGTTGTTCCCATTGTAAAAGGACTTCCTTGCATACCGGGTACTACCTTCTTAGCATCCTTATATTCGTTATACTTTTGAGATAATGTAAATGGGTCTGCCTCTACTAATTCATTACCAGTAGTATTAAACATTTCAATAGTAGGTATATTTTCCTCTAATTCAGGGAACGCTACACTACCTACTAATTTTTTAGCTGTCGGAACTTCTTGTGGCTGTAAAGCACCATCCGAAACAGGTGAAGGAGTAGGTTCTTTTTTTTTTACTTCCGATTCTTGATTATTTATACTGAATTGATTTTTAAAGTCATCGGAAGTTTTAGTATAAAGCTGCTTATCAGTTAAAAACTTATGCAGTTTATCCATTTGTTCAGGGGTATTAAACTGGGTATCAAAATCTTCATATGATTTTGTATAAAGTTCTTTTGTACGCATTAGATTCCACAACTTTTTACGTGGCGGGTCTTGTTGTACTGCTTCTGTATATAATGTATCTTCCATAAATTATAAATTATCGGCTTCGCCTTGTTTAGATGCCGTTTTTGGTGTTGCTTTCCCCACAGGGATTCTCGCTACTTGTCCTTTTAGTATTTTAGTATTAGCCCCTCCTGTCCTTGCTAACTTATTAGAAAGTGCTTCATCCCTATCTACTTTTTCCCCATTTGCATCAGTTAATTCTCCTTGTGCGTTTACTCTTAAATAATCTACACCATCCCTTTTAACTGTTTGCACTGGATATTGTCCTCTTGCATTTGGCTTTCCAAGTAAATCTTGTTTTTCTGCACCTGATAACCCTTCAAGACTTGCTAATTTTTCTGTTGCCGCCTTTAAAGGATGAATTGAATTAGGATTGTAAACGGCAGTTGGTAATTCTACTACATTCGCTACAACTACATCATAAGGGTCTGTTACTTTATTTGTATAAGCATAGGCTCTATTATTTTTACCACGTTCTGCTATCGCTTGCTTCTCTAATGCGTTTTTACGCTTAATCTCTATTATTTCTTTTTTAAGTCTTTGTTCTAATGCTTTGTCTGTAACTTTTACATCTTGCATTGTTTCTCTTGTCCTTAAAATGGCATCTGCTTGTGCTAATTGCTTTGGAGTTTCTATGTGTGCATCTTTCCCGAATACTTCTTGATAAGCATTATTAGCTTGTGTCATAAACACTTCATCAGTCATTAAATTCTTGTAATGCTTTTTTGCTATCTTACTACCCTCAAATAAATTACCAGCACTTGTCGCAATAGATTGTACTGATTCGGGTGCATATCCCATTGGAATAAATACACTTCCTGTTACTTCATCTACTCTTGCATTTTTTTCATCGTATGTAGGCTTTGCTTTTCCTATTGCAGCATTAAAAAATTGTGTTTGCTTTTGCGGGTCAAAATCGGGTATTGCTTTTGATGTATCTGCCCATCCATATTCACTTACTCCATCTTCTTTATAAGATGCAGGGTCGTATATTGACCTATGTATTTTATCTATTACAGACAAATCTTCTTCTTCGGGATTATATGTACCTTCAAATTTAGCTTTACCCATTTCTAACTCTGTCTTTGCTCTTGCTTTTGACTGTGCTATTTTATTAAGAATAGATTGGTATAAAGCCATATGTTGCTGCTGTGGCATACCTCCGTTCTTAATATTACCCCTATCAGACATAGCATTTACTTTCCATTGTTCAATATCTTTCAATATCCCCCCGTTCTCACTATTTAAGTCTTGTAGCCTTACCCCTGCTGTATTTAGACTATCTCCTAATTTATTATAGTATTGATTTAAGGCTTCATCCTTTGCTGCTTTTTGTGCTTGTGCTTTTTGTATAGCCACTCTATAAGGTGTAGTATCAAATATACCTTGACCGCCTGAATATAATGTAGAAGGATTTATTAATGCCATTTTATGTGTTTATTTTAAAGTCCGAATGAACGCAATGCTTTTAATGTTGCTGCTCCTGCTTTTTTACCTGCTGCAATATTATCGGTATCATTACCACCTCCTGCCATTCCTGCTACATCACTTAGTCCACCAAATATATTTTGCAATCCCATATTTTTAGTTCTTGCTGCTTGTCCTGCTTTGGCGGCAAGTAGGTTATACTTCATTTCAAAAGGGTATTTCTGCTCTTGTGTTTTCATTCCTGCTGCTTGTCCTAATTGTCCTAATGATTGTGCTTGTTGTTGTTCGGCTTGTGCTGCTGCTCTTGCACTTGCATCATTAGAGTTTTGTACTAATCCACCTATCGTTGCTAATCCACCTCTACGGCTTTGAGATGCTCCTATTCCTGTCGCTAAGTTACGACCTATTTGATTAGTTTGTTGTTTATATGCAGCACTATTATAAGCATTTGAATCATACCTTGATAATGCCTTATTGTAAAAGTCCATGATAGATTCATTTGGCTTATACGTATCAGCAAATCTTTCTAACTTGCGATTAGCTTTCTTCTCACCACTAAAAAGTGCTTGTGCCGCACCTCCTAAAGTTTTCAAGCCTCCTGCTACTAATCCTGCTGCTATTAATGGTAACATAATTAATTATTTTTATTATTTTATCTATTATTTAAAGGCGAATCAATAAACCTTACTCCTACTAAGTTCAAAGATACTAAATTACTTGCATTAATATTACGCATTTTTATCTTTATCCAATCTCCTTTTAAAGTATCTCCCCCTTCTACACCCCCTATGCTATTGCTATCTCTTAGTAATGGACTGCACCATTTACCTTCTAATAGTCTAAAATCACTTGCTACAAGGTTACTTTGTTGTGGTGTGCTACCATAACTCATTAATGATGTTTCTATCTCTGGACAATCCCATACGTTACTTGTTTTTTCTTCCAATGCCATAAATGACTTAACTGCTGCTACTCCCTGATTAAATACAGGGGTTATAGTACTATCATATTGCACTCCAAAAAAGTTATTATAGGTAGATGAATCATGTGTATATAACTGTCCGTTTTTAAACGATACCATTAATGTTCCTAATGTAGTCATCATTTCGGGGTACAATGATACAAAGCTATCAAAGGTATTAGCTTCTTCATCAAATATTAATGTTGCTGCTGCATCCGTACCTGTGGCTTCTAATGCTACAATATAGTTGTTTAGTCTTTGGTCAAATGCTCCATATACTTTATAATTACCTGTCCTTAGTGGTAGCTTTTCTGTTGCCCATGAGTTCACTTTATATAGTACTGAAATAGGCGCTAATCCATCATTACTAATCCTACATATTTCTCCTACCACGTTTGTTGTAAAGTAGTCTGCAAAATTATAAGACGCTAAACTTTCAGCGTGTTCACCTATGCCTTTATTACCTGCATAGTATTGGATTGGGTTTAGTAGTTTATCTGTAACTACAAGTAATTGTGTGCCGTCTGCATTTTTTGAAATCTGATTAAAGATAGGTACACTACCCACCTTAAACTTTTGGAAAACTCTTATATATCTATCTCTTACCTTTACCCTCATTATATCTCCTGCACTTAGATCGTATTCATCAAAGTTTAATGGGAAAAATCTATTCAGTCCATTGATATTAGTATTAGGCTGATAGGCTTGTCCAAATCTTACCATTGTAGAGTAATACGCCCTTCTTGCATTTTCATCTACTATATTAGGTCTGCCATCTATACTGTTTACTGCGCTTATATAAAAGTCTACAAAGTTTCTATCAAGTACATTAAATAATGCTGTTCCTGTTTCAGATATTACTACTGTCCTTTGTCTAAAATAAGCATCACCATTATAAAAATTAAATTCTGCTGGTAAATTGGTAGCTATATCTTGGTCAGTTACTTGTCCTGCATGATACCTTGTGCTTAGTGTTGGATTTAGTATTCTATATTCTTCTCCATACTCATAATATACTTGGTTTCCACTACCTGCTAATTGTTGTGAAGGTCTGTATATCTGAATTACAAAAAAGTTAGAAGTAAATAATCCATCGTTAAATGGTGCAATTTTCTTTATTTTAAGAAATGTACCTGTTGTTGCTACTCCATTTATTTTAGGGTCTACTACTAATCCCTCTACTGCTGCATCGTAAGTGTCATCAAACACAACATTTGTTGTATCGTTTCTTATTAATCTTACTCTGTCCCCATCTTGGAAAGTATAACTTAATACTTCTGCGGTTGTTGGAAATTTTCTTTGATTTAGCGGCAAATTGCTTACATCAAAATATAGATAATTTGATTCAGTTTTATTTACTCCACCTGTTATCCAATATAAGTAATTTGTATTTTCTTTTGTCATCACCCATTGGTAGCTATATGCCCAATCGGGAGGTGTATGATATATTTTAGAATTAATATAAGGCAACAAAACTTCTTGGCTAATATTTTCAGCGTAAGCAGGGAATGTTACTTTATTATTATAAAGAACTCCATTTGTTTTTCCTTTTTGGTCAAAATATACAAGTCCTAATCTCCTTTCAGTAGAGAATGGAAACGTAGCTATTGAGTTTGAAGAAGTAGATGACGCATCAGGGGTTATTTCTAAATTAACAAATTCGTATGTAGCAGTAAATATATAAAACCTAATGACACCAGTAGGGTTGCTTACAAAACTAACTTCTGCTATGTTTATAGCATTAATACTTGTAAATGTTTTTGAAGTAACCGTAGTTGCTGTGTCCCCCGCTACTGTTATTACCGATGAAGCATCAACAATAACACTATCAGATAGCCTTCTTAATTTTATTTTTACCGATGTGCCTACTGACGGAATACCTGTAAATGTAATTTGGTATCTATTAGTACCGGGAACATATACTCCTAAATCTACCAATGCACCATTAAGACTACCTGTTGAAACACCACCACCTGCTGCTACTGTATTTACTTCTATATTTACCTTTGGAACTAAATCTCTATTATATCCTTCTGTTATTCCCCAATATGTCAATACATTACCATTAGCAAGTTCTTGTGCATTTGCTTTTTCGGGTACTGCGTCAAACAATAAAATGCTTTCAGAAATATCAATATTAGGATATACTCCATCATTGTAAAAGGAATAAGGGAAATCTACATTCTCTACAAATACATTACTTGGTTCTACTAATGTAGTTGTACTATATTCGTATAACGCTTTATCAAATAAAAGATATAATGCCCCTTCATCCGTTGTGGCTAATGATAACCCTACTACTCCTGCATTTACAGCTAATGCTGTTGCTACTGTATTTGCATTATCCCCTGCTATTGTAGTATAGGTTGCGGCTGTTACTATTGCGCTATCAGACAACCTTTTAAATTTAATTGTTACTACTGTTCCCGCCTTTGGTAAACCTCTGAAATCATAAGCATAAGTAGTGGTTAATGCAAGTTCCGAATATACTGTTGCTGCTACTGTAAATGCAGTATTAATACTTTCTACTAATACAAAATCATTCCAATCATTACTTTTTTCAACAAAGGACATTCCTAACTCTATTGCCTTTACGTTTTTGCTACCACTATTTAATGATAACCTTACTACATTGTTATTAGTAATTACGCTTGTGTATGTATCAGTAAGAATATTTATAGGCAATGGAACTGCGCTTATTGGACTAAATGTACTTTTTTCAAAGTCATCATATACGTATCTGTACTTAAATCTAAATAGTTTGTTTCTTAAATTGTTTGCCCTTCTATTTACATCGTTTCCGTAAATATTGCTTGGCGGTGATAGTGGAGGCATCTTTGCCACATCAATTATATTCCTTTCTATTGGGTTGTAATCACCAGCTTTTACTGTTTGGATATTAAACCCTGTTGGTCTGTCTAAGCTATCTAAGAAATAAAGCATATCACCTTCCGTTTCTCTTGGGAAAACATTTATGCTTGTAATCTTTTCGTGTTCAGTAAACCCTAAAATATCTACGCTATCTGTATCGGTTAAGTTTGATAAAATAGGACTGATAGTTCTTGTTGAATTATCGTATTCTAATATCAAGTGATAGCTATTGCTATTCCATACAAAATATATGATTGTATCTCTTAGTGTATGAGGGTATGCGCCTATTACTTTATTAGTTCCTGCGGGTAATGTATATCCTACTAATTGGTTTCCTACAATGTTAGTTATTACTAAGTCGTTTGAACCCTGAATAGCATCTTTAGTAACATTTAGTGCATCTATATATGCGTTTGGTTGTACCCTATATGGGCTGTCATCCAAATTAAGTCCTGCACTAAAATCACTTTTTATACTTTGCATTATGTAAGGAATTGTTCGGGTTCTGTTAATATAATTTTATTTTCATCAAGCAACGAATACTGCACATCTTGTATGATAATAACAGGATTAGTTAGAGATTGCGGGTACAAAATCCTATCACCAATATTATACCCTAACGTATTAAAGTTCTTTTCTTCTATATATCCAAAAGTTAATAAATCAGAATTTATAGGTAATGATATATTATACACACTTGCAGTAGGTGTTACTACAAGGTATGGTGGCTTTAAATATATTTGTATTGGTAGCATTAAGTTTTAACTGTTAGTCTTGTGCTTTCTAATGTTGATTGATAAGCGTCTTGTATTGAAAGAGGCTTGTACCTTAATACCGCTAATCTCCTTTCGTTAAAATAATCATGCCTACGATCTCTCTTATCCCCTAATGTTCCCCTTCTACTATTCGGTAGGCTAATTATATCTTTCCATCTTAGATAGGCTATAACCGCCTCCCTAAACTGTACAGGGAGGTGATAGGTTTCGCCCTCTTTAGGACTTGCAATGTATTCCAATATAAGATACTCGTACTTAAATGTTTCATTAAGTAGTATAACTCCGTTTGCATTATCAATCTTAAAACTACCCACGAATGGCGCACCGCTTGGTAATCCGTAAAGATTTCCAAAAGTACCATTATCGTAGTAATTATAAAAAACTCCACTTTGCGGATTATAAATATTAGATAGGCTGTTATCTTGTGTTTTTGCAATTCTGTCTGGTAATAAATCTGCGTATGTTGTTAGTTTGTTGTTGTAATTAAGTGTTACCACTTCACCCCTATCATTCAGTACTCCTACTTTTGAGTAGTTTAAATAATCTTCGGGAAGTGTTACTGTAAGGTTTGAATTAATAGGTAGCTTTACTGATTTTACAGTATAAAAGAAGTCTAAGCCTAATTCATCCAATGCCCTAAATGCCAAATTAAAGCACTTAAAATACTTATGTACTCCTTGCTCTGATTCATCAAGGTAAAAGTTGATACATTCATCTAACCCTACCCATTGGCGATTTTGTATTGACATTTCTTTTTTTAATTTTCAAGTGCTATAATGGCTACATCTTCCATCATGTAAAATAATTCTCCATCACATTCAATAGGCATACCCCAACCATGTACTCTATAACCTATATCACCTTTCTTTAGTTTCATAGGTCTTTTACTTGTACCATTACCTACTGCTACTACTTCTACTCTATCACTATCTTTTACCAACATATCGGGGATATATAATCCACTATCGGTAACATTTGCTCCCTTAAAAGGCTTTACTACTATTTTGTTTGCTAACGGCTTGACCATAAAACAGGTATCGTATTTGTATAGTTTTTAATAGCTTCAAATTCATCTTCAATGTTATCAAAGTAAATATCAGCGTTTAACATTTTCAAAGTTTCTAACTTAGGTTTGTGCGAACAATAAAATACACTATGTTCACTCATTCCTATTTTATCTAACATCGGCTTTAAGGCTTTCTTATTAAAGTCATTGTCTGTCCTTGCGGTTACAATATAAACTTCATTTCTTTCTCTTATCAGTTTTTTCGCCAATGCCTGTAACCTTACATCATCAAGTGTTCCATCGTAATCAAAACATATTGTCATAAATTATGTTGTCTTTATCGCACCATTGCCATCATTGGCAGCGTCTTCGGCTTGGTTTCTTTCAAGTATTAATAACTTAGAACAATAATCAATAATTACAGGTATGTAATCATCAGGTACAATTAATTCACTTGTCAAATCGGTACTATTCCCCCCACTAATCATTGTTACACTTGCCGTATAATCACTCATTAATATGGGTGTTAATACTTTTGCATAATTTCCCTCAATATAATAAAGAACTTTGTTAGGTACACTTCTCATATTCCCCACATAACCTACCTGACTTATTCCTAAAGGTATTGCATCTATTGATACTTTTTTCGTTGCGCTTTTAAATCTTACATTAGAAATACCTTCATTCCTACCTACCGCTACTGGTATTTGCGGTAATTCAAACTTCCACAAAAAGTTTTCATCCTGTGTTATTGATATGCCCTTAAAGGTACTATAAAAACTATTATTAACATAGCCTACTCCGTCTAATTGTATTGATTCTTTATAGTTTTGCTTTACCGCAAGTGCTAACCCCTGATTGATATAAATATTTATCAGATTATCGGTTATACTACTGTCTTGTGTTGGTTGCCCATTATGGACTAACCTTGATATTTGCTCTATAAGGACATTTCTTTTCATTATTGACCTTGATTTTTAATTTCGTTACTGTAAGCTATAACCTGATTTACTTGCAAATTTACGCCAACTAATTGTAAAACACGAACAATAATTTCTAAAATTGAAACATCATCCCATATAGGGTCTACACTATTAATTGCGCTATATACTCTCCTTCCGTTTCCATCAAGTACATAACCCCAATATATCGGTGGAGGGTTTCTTACATAACTCATTTTTGCTTGTCCTACTGTTGTTGGTGCAAACTCAAATCCTGTATCTCTTAATTTATAAATTGGGTTATTCGCTACTGGGTCTATTACACTATTATAAGTAGAGAACCATTTATCTTGATCTGCAAATCTAATTCTGCTATATCCGTATATACTCCACATACTATCTGTCTGCACATAATCAGTAGGATAAGGGGAAAATCCAGTACTATCTACATTTAATGTGTACCCATAAATTACAGGTGTTAAACGCTGCCTTACTACTGAATTTTGCCCCAATTCTACCCTCGCTATTGGTCTACCCGCTTGATATTGTTGTAGGCTACCTAATAGAAATGAAACATAACTGTTCTGTGCTAAATTAGCGATACGATTAAATTCCTCACTTGTTAATACCCCATTTTGTGATTTATTAAAAGCGTATTGCACCAATAAATACATATCATTTACAGTCATGTTATTTTAATTTATTTAATCACGTTATTTAATTGCTCTAAAAATGCCCTTCCTTCATCGCTATTTGTCATTGCAAGTTCCACTAAATAATCTTGTGGTTTTCTTGCTGCTGGTATTTTACAAATCATACCACCGTTTGCCCATGACACATTACCGTTACCACCACCTAAATCAATCTTTGCATCTAATATAGCTTTCTTTACTAAAAACGATACTTCTACTTCTTTTGAATTTAAGTTTTGCTGAAACTTTTTAGGATCACGTTTTGCAAATAACATCAATTCCCTTCTTATTCCATCATCAGTCTTAGGCTGCCCTAATTCATCATAGAAAATAATACCAAAGAAGTTAGCTAATTTTCTTGCCTTACCAATTTCCATTTTACTCGCTTCAATAGCCATATCCATTTCAAGCATTTCTTTATCAAGTGCCGCTTGTTGTTGTTTAGCAGGGTTGTATTCAAAAAATTCATTTTTGCTACCACCTCTACGAGAAGGATTGTCTATTAAGTGTCTGCAATTTTGAATGAAGTCTAATGTAAGTGTGTCCCAATCTGGAACTCTAAGTACACCTCCCTCAAACTGCAAAGACCTTCTGTTATTTCTAATAAAATCTTTATCCTTTAATGTTTCTACTAAGTCTGAACCCCAAATGCTATTTGCTCCTGTAAGTAACCAAATCCTTTCCATTTTCTTGGTTTGAGGATTAATTACGTCATCTATCCCATCTATGTAAACTCTGCCTTTCTTTTGTGTGTTTACTAACTTGTAGATGATCCACTTTGTTTCATTACTTTTTGCATTTTGCATAGCCAATTCAGAAATTTCATTTGCTATATCTAATCCAATTTGCGATTGTGTATTCATTGACGTTTGTACGTCTTTAAATTTTGCCATTTTTTTTATTTTTAACTTTTACGAAATAAATTCTCCTTCATCCCGAAGGTGTTTTTTTAAAAATTATGAAGCTATTTTAGCCTCATACAAATCTTTGTATATAAAAATATGACCGCTTCTTAAAGGCTTACCATTATTGTATAATGCAGCCCTATTAATTGACGTTTTCGGAACATTTAATTCTTTTGACGCTTCCAACGAAGAATCATATTCTTTTATTTTTTCCCCAATTATGTAATATACGGGTCTTTTAACAGTCGGCACATTAATCTTACCAATAGCTATTTTATTTTCAGGGCATTCTGATTCATACCTAAAATAATATTTACCCGATACCCAAGAATTTGTTTTTAACGACTGGGATATATTAGCCCTATTCAATGAAAGTGATTTTGCTGCTTCTACCAATGAACAAAAAGTGCCAACTAAATTTCCATTAACGCCAAAACACTTTACAGCTTTTATACACTTTAGCCTCCCTTTCTCTGCTCCCCACTTAGGAATCGTAGTACCTCTACTTTTATTTATTTTTGATATTTTTTCTCCTGCCATCCTTTTTGATTCCTCTGTATGTTTCCTTCCAAAAAACGGATTCCCTTCTCCTGAAAATAGCTTTGATTGTTTTTCTCTTAAATCCAACCTATGCAGCCAACTACCCTTGTTACCATCCCCGCCAATTGTCATGTTCATCCCGCCTTCTCCAAAATAAGAATAACTTTTAAAATACTCAATCCAAAACATTTCCCTTTCATTCAAAAGTTCTTTTTCAACCGTTTCTATTATTTCGACCAAGTGAGCATCCCATCCATATTTTCTAATACTATTATACAAAATGGTATTTAACTTTTCTTTCTTTGATGCACATTTATGCCCATTAATTCTCGTCCTGAAATCAGTTGCTTTGCCGATATAAATTCGGTTTTTTGGACTTGTTATTTTGTATATTACTCCCATTTTTTTAAAAGGTTAGGTGATGTATAAAAACATCACCTAACTAATTGATTTACATTAACTTGTTACCTGAATGAACTGATTTGCAGCTACAATTCTTAAACCGCGATAGCAAACCATTTCAACATGGTCTCTTAAAGTGCCGTCAGTTGGGTTCAAAGAACCACCACCCCACTGCCATACACGAATACCATTACCAGTTGTACCGCCACGCTGAGGCTGCTGATACATAACTGTGATATTTTTGTAAGACTTAGTGCTGTCTTTGCTATCCCTTGTAGAACCTTGTGGGCAAATGATACCATAGTTACGGAACGCATCGGTAGTAGGTGTTTTACCTGTTGTTACCTCTGTATTGAACTGTGAGTATTTTTTAACACCAAATCTGTAACCATCAATTTGAATACTTTGTACTCCGTAATTAATGTTTGCTTCTTCGGAACGCTCATTGCTACCCCATACCCATGCTCCTGCTGGGAACTCTTTAAAGATACCATCAGAGAAGTTTTGACGTTGGTAAATATCTTGCAACCAAAGGTTATCTTTAGCGCAACCGTTTACGTCCATGATACGAGTAATTTCATGCAATTTTGCAATATCCAAAGTACCCGGAGTGTAAGTTACTGTTTCACCACCAGCATCAATTTGAGAGATAAAACCTTGTGTACCTACTGAATTGCTAAGTCCTGTGTTATTTTGAATATCACCACGCATTAATTTCTGCTCAATGTTATTCTTATAACGAGTGTTTGCTTTTACAAGTCCTTTCAGAGTGAAATAACTTGTTCCAGCTTGACCACCACCTGCCATTTCAGAACCGCTTACACCACTATTGTAGTAAACTTCTGTCATTTCAGCAAGGTCAGTTGCACTCCATGATTCACGCATTTCGGTTACTGTCCCTGTGTATTTTTGATCTAAGTGAATCAATGGTTCAATAGAAGAAGATGCTTCGCCTACGTCCATGTTACCACCAAAGATTAATACCTCACCTGCTAACAGATTCAAAGAAGCTGCTGATACAAATGCTTGTGTAGATTTTTTAGGTCTAACTGTGAAAGTAAATGCACTTGGAGTAGTATCATCTACTGCAAGGATAACACCTTCTACGTTGCTTGATGCAACTCTTACTGTTTCACCTGCTCTTAGTGGAGATTCAGTTGTAGAGAAATAATCGGCTGCTGCGATAGATAATGTTACTGTTGCTCCTGCTGCTGGTGCTACCACCGCAGTAAGGTTACTTACAGCTACCATCAATTTACCTCTGTTTTCAAACCAAAAGAAATCTCTGTTTTTAACTTCTTCCATGCCACCATAAGTAGCTAACCACATAAAAAATTCTTCACTACCGTACTTTTCAACATATTTGTTATAGTACTGTGGGGTCAATAACTGTAAGTCAGAGATTAACGCCCGATTCACTCCACCTTCTACGCTAATTGCGCCCGGTTGGAGGATGTTGCTTGTTGGGATTCCTGCCATTGTAATAAGTTTAATTTTTAAAAAAAATAATTGTTGTTTTTACAATTAGTTAGACCAGAAAAAGTCTTGCATCTTTTGAGTGTCATTTTTCTCACCTTCGGGTGCAAATGTTTTCTGACTGTTTCCTCCATCTACGTTAATGTTGCTTACTTTCTTACGATACTCTACTAATCTCTTATTTACTGCATCGTTCACAAACTTTTGTGATACTCTATCTTCACTTTCTAACTTAGCTACATCTTTTGCAATTTGCGCTACATTTAATGTGTTATCTTCATTTACCCATCTTTGGGCAAATATAGCATTGGCATTAAAGTCGTTTTCTGCTAATGAATTAAGTTTTTCAGCAACATTTTTTTTCTCATCTTCTGATAGTGCGTAGTTTAGTGGTATAGCAACATCTTCGTCTTTATACTCCATACTAAATCCATCAAATGACTTCATAAATGTTTCAACATTTTGCAAATAGTTTTCTGAAAATTTCTTACCTGCTGCCAATTCTTCTTGGGTAGGTACGTTATTAACTTCTGCTTTTTGCGATATATTAGGAAGTACTAATTCTGCTTTGTATTTATCTAATTCAGGCTTTATTAATTTTGCCTCAATCATTAATTCTTTTTTTGCATCTGATAGTTTTTCACTCCATTCGTTTTTCCTTTCAGCAAATTCATCATCCGTTTCTTCAAACGTCTGTGTTGGTTCGGGAGGTAATGCAAATTGTTTGTTGTATTTGTAATCTATTTCATCAGGTGTTAAATCTTTATACTTTTGTTGCATACCAAATTTAATAATTTCGGCTGCTGTGTTTTCATTAACCTCTCCTGATACTAACCTTTCTACTTTCTTTTTTTCGTTTAAGAAAGTATATAGTTCATCTTCTTTACCTTCTTTTACGTAATCAAAAAATGTTTTGCTTGTTTCGTTAGCAAATTCAAATTCTTTTGGTGCGGCATTTTTAGATTTACGCAATTCATCAATTTCTGTTTTTGCGCTTTCCCAATCTTTAAATCCCAATTCTTTTTCAAGATAAGTATTAGCATCTACTATTTCTTCTTGCTCTTGTGTAGTTAATACTTTTTTGTTTTCTTCACCCTCTTGTGATTGCAAGGTAGAGGCATCTTGCCCCGCAGCACTTTCAGTCCAACTTCCTTCATCAAAAGGATTGGCTGTTAGTTGCTGTTCTTGCGTTTGTGTTGTTTCTTCCATTTTTATTTATTTATATTTAAGATAACATAAGTAGGTAATTAAACTTTGCTCCTGTTCCACTTAGTCCTTGTGCTAAGTTTTCAATATCACAATATTGTTTTTCTTCTCCAAATTCTTCTAATTGATATGCAAAATACATTATTTCTTTTGCTAATTTCTTAGATGCTGAATTTGAATAATCAGGTATTGCTTCAAGTTTAATTGCACCAATCATTTTGCCCTGATACCCTTGTATTTTTTCACTTATCTCATCCTTTACTCCTACTAATTCATTATACAAAAAGTCTAAGGCTTTATGTTCTGCAAAAGACGTAGTGCTTAGATGAAACTTGTGGGCTGCATCGTGAAAGTAAAATAATTTACTTTGTATGGATTCAGGGGTAAGCGTTGTCTTGGTTTCTTCTGAATCCTCTTTTTTAGAAACTTTTAATAGTGCCATGTTATGAAATTTTAGCTAACATTACAATTATTTTAGCGGCAGCCGCACTTGTTCCTCCAAACTTCAAGTACCTTCCCGCTACATTTATTTTATATAACCCTGCTGCATCTACGGCTGTTACTGCTGTGTTACTTGAAAGTTTAGTCGCATATACGGCAGTAAAGTTTGTTGCTGTGGTTGCATTACCATCAGTTACACCTTCTTCATCACCACTATCATTAGTAGAGGTAATACTTATTGTACCTGTCGGGGTTACAAATTGCGCTACTACGTAATCATAGTTTGATACGTCAATAACAAAAGCGTTACTTACAAATACTGGTTGGATATAATCTGCTAACATATCTTTTCTTTTTTATTTATTACATTACTTGTTGTTGCTCATTTGGCATTTCTTCTTCGGGGGCTTGTTCTTGCATTTGCTCTTCGGGTGCAGGTTGTTGTTGCTGCCCTTGTTCTTGTTCCGCTTGTTGCTGCTGCATTTGTGCTAATACTTGTTCTTGTATTTGCTGATTTTGAATAGAGGCTGGTAATGCTACATTTTGAATAACCGCTTGTGCTAATGCTTGTAATTCTGACGGCATTGGCAAACCCTGTTCGTATATCTTCATTATAGATGCCAATACGGTATTCTTATTTTGGTACTCACCTGTTGCTCTTGTTTTCTCTAATTCAATATTACCTTTTACTGTTTCTGTTTCTTGCTTAGATTTTTCTGCTTCTTGTGCCGATGCTATCTGTCCTTCTATTGTAGCTTTTTGGTTTTGTGCTGCTTGTTGTTGCTGACTAAGTAACATTTTTCTTTGTCCTTGTCTATACAATGTTTCTGCAAGTTTCACATCTTCCTTCGCTACACGCATTAACTGGAATGGGTCAACAAATAAAACAAGTTCGGGTGTTGATGCCATTGCTTGATTAAGTAACGCTTCAAACTTCATTATCTCTTGCCCATCAGGTAAGAATCTAACATTAGTATTAAATATTCTACTTGCTACTTCATCTTGATTAATTAATCTTCTATAAACATTTGCCCCATGAGTTACACTATCCTTTAGTAAACAAGATATTTTCCTTGCAGTATCTTTCATACATTCAGCATAAGCTAAATACATATAGTCTGTTGCATTTGCAGCTACGTCTTGTGATGTGGCTACGTTACCTTGTGTTACTCTTGGCTGTAATGCACTTGCAGCTAAGTTCGGATCTTCGCCCAATTCATCCCTTAATACTTGATAATGGAAACGATATAGTTCCATTAGTGCTTGCATCTGTGGTAGGAATCCTGCATTTGCAAGTTCTGTAATAGGGACAGGTACAGGGTTTCCCTCTGCGTCTAAACCATTGTAATACAAATCACCTACTTGTTCGTACAGTTGCTTATAATCTACTGTTTTATTTTTATCTCCTAATCCGTAATCTATATTTTGTAAGGCAGTAACATTTATTGCTGCTCCTACTGGTTTCATCTTAGCTACAAGTTGCTGTATCTTTAACCTTGCTAAAATCATTTGGTCGGCAGGTTCTTCTATCTTTTCAGGTACAGCTATGTTTCTCATTTCATAGCTTTGGTACATATAGAAAGAATAAGAAAATTCTGCGTTACCCACTTCTTTAGGGTCTTGTGGACGTATCATGTTTTTCTTCAATCCCCATTCTAAGATATTATCTGTATCTTTTACATACACACCACGATAGATATTCCACATTCTATCTTCTTCCGCTTTTTCGTTGTCTGCTCTTTTTTCTGAAACACCTTTTTTTACAATGGTGCTTTTATTCTTTTTGGTTGTTACTACTGTATATGGTTCGCTATCTACTGTCTTTATTTCAAATTCATATACATCAACATTCCATTCGTCATAAGGTCTTGTATAGATAGCTGCCCATTGGTCAAGCCATGTGATTTTATCCCCTAACTGATATTCTTTTGCGGTTGCAGCTATCTTAAATAGTTCTTCTTCTGATAGTTTACCACCGAATTGTTTGCCATATTTTTTACGTAATTCGCTTATCTTCATTGCACGAACACGACCTCTAAATGTTGTATCTCTAAAATCAGGAAACTCACTATATGAATAAAAAGCATTTTCAGGCTTTACCCATTCTACATGAATAACACCATACTCATCCATCCATGTATAAGTTCCTACTAAACCTACTTCCGCACTATCATGGAGCATTTTTTCTTTCATTACAGTAAACCAACTGCATGAATCCAAAACCTCATTTGCCCCCATTTCGTACTTTATTTCTTCCGGTAATCTTTGAAATTGAGCAACCCACAAATTAAGTTCTTCCTTATCGGCAGGTATTGTAGTTCCTTCGGGTATCATCTGTACTCCCGATTCTGCTTGTAATTGTTCTAACATGGCTCTGTTGTCCATGATGAACTCTATATTCTCGTACTCATCTTGCTTTTCTTTTACCGATAATGAATCAGTAGCATTAACTACTATCTTTTCATTTCGGTTCATCCACCTACCTACCAATCCCGATACAATCCTGTTTACTATTCTTATGCTTTGCCAGTTTATATTTGCATAGTTAGTCTTTCCGTTAAATTCCATTAAATCCTGAAATTTCTTCATGTTAATCTTACCATTGGCAGCGTTTCTATTCTGCTTAAATCTACTATTCCTTGCGAAATAATATCCACCAATGCCCCCATTAACAGTACTAACAATATACTTAGCAAGTTCTAAGCCCGTACTTTCATCGGATTTCTTAGCAATGCTATTATTTGATAACTGAAACTCTTTTAGTATTTGCTGGTTTGCCTCCAAAAATTGATTTTTAAATTAGTTTCATAAAACTACTATTAGTTTTGAGATTTAATCTTTGTTATTACAAAAAGTTACATTAACTTTGAGAAACTTTTGACTTATGGCTGTACTTACTATCAAACGGATGCCCGAAGATATTTCACTATATCTTAAACAAATTCAGAAAGAAATTAAAGACAAGAAAGGTATTAAACAATTCTCCTTAGAATTAACTGCAATAAGTATTATGCGAGAGCATAAAGAGGACAAAGAAAAAAAGCAACCTTAATGGCTGCTTTGAAATCCGTTATTTTCATAAATCTTTATTAAAGGTGTAGCCATTGGAGGCGGTACTCTTACAGGTTCAATCAATACAGATATAAGCATAAGAAAAGATACTACTGTATCATAACTTGTTCTATCGTATGGGTCAAATAGTAATGAATTTTGCAATAACTCAATGTAATCAATCATATCGCAATGATGTTCAAAATAAGATATAGCATTATCAAGTTGTTTTGTTAAACTAAATGGAGTAATTGGTGTTCCCCTATATCTTTCAGCATTGCTTCTTTTTACTGGGTCTATAAGACTTAATGGGTATTTCCCTAAGTAACCTCTTTTACCTCTATCTTTAAAATATCCATCATAATCATCGGCTGTATGCTCATAGTAAACTAAGTAACCCCAATATTCTGCTGCTAATAATACTTGGTTGTGCAGCATATCTTTTTCGGCAGGTCTGCCATATAAATGCCCTATTGGTCTGCCTGTGTTATTTGGATTGTTGATGTCGTACTTCCTACCAATCCATGATGATGCTTTTGAGCCATATTTTCGACCTCCCTGACTATTAGAGTAGCTATCTACTGTTATTGCGCCATCACTTGTATTTGCAGGTACTCTTACTCCATTTACTGTTGTGTATTTGTTTTGCCTATCTTTCTCTGGCAGGAATGTCATTTTCCAATGAAAACTATTTTCAGAAGAATTAATATCCCTCCACGTTACTGTTTGGTCATCTCTACGATAGTATATAATACTACGCATTGATATTGGATTGTTTTCTAAATACTTAATTCTTTTGTTTATATTAAACGAATTAAAAGCACAACCTGTATTGGCTGCTTCAAACATTTCTTGAACCGTTGTAGGGTTCATCCTTATTTCTTCTTCTAAAAGTTCGCCAGTAAGTCCTATCCTTCTGCTTTGAATATATACTCTCGCACCTTTTCTAATATCATCTTCTGAAATCTCACTTACGGTATCTCCTGATATTGGGTCTTTAACCACCCATTTATCTACTAAGTATTGATATTGTTCTTCGGTAGGTTCATCTATAACACTCATACCATACTTATCAATAAACCCTTCATAGTTATCGTATGCAGGTGTAAAGTATGTTACAAGTCTATTGGGTGTCTTTTTGCCGCCTGTCTTAAATTGATCTGCTCCATCCCATATCTTTTTAAATTCAGCACCACCACCCTTTGTCATTTCATTGACGGTAGAGGGCATTTCCACCCATCCTACTCTCTTAGCACCTTTTACAAGTGTCTTACTTATAATACCCCAAAACTTTGATGCAGGAACGTCTAATGGTAGTTTACCAAACTCATCAAGTAATATCCTACTCATTCTACCTCTATCATAAGCATTTAGTACAGGCGCACGATAGTTTATCTTAGACCGTAACCCTTTTGCGTTAGGATTCTTTTTATCAATCTTTGCGGCAAATACCAATTCGGTTACACTACCTTCCCTATTTAATTGTCTTGGCTTTAAAAATACTGGTAACTGATTATAGCCAAATGCAGCCATATCAGTAAATGTATCTCTACTATCAATATTTGTTTTTGAAACTAATCCGCAATTACTATTGGTAAAAAATATACACTCATAAATAAGGTTTGCGGTTGCTTGTGAAGATGCCCCTTCCCTTCTTTTCTTACCTCTTGCTACACCTAAACAAAATAATACATTTTCCCAATGATTCATAAATAGAAAATAATTCCTATCTGAATTTCTATAATCAGGGAAAATATCATCCTCCAGCTTCCACCAATTTAAGTAAAAATAATTCTTTCCTGTAACATAGGTAGGTTCTCCATTATTCATAAACCAAAAACCTTCCTTACATTTTTTTACTTCTTCTTGTGCAAATTCCGCTTGTTTAGCATTAAGTATAGCGTTGCCATCTTCATCCCTATCTACCTTATTGAAATATTCAGGCAGTTCTATCCTTCTCCAATATTGTTCAGACTTAGGTAAATCACTACCTATTATTTCTTTTATATTGGGTTCATCAGGAATATTAACTACCGTTCCATATATCTCTTGCTTTCCCATTAATCTCTTTTAGTTGCTACTGTTTCAATAAATGGTCTGCGTTCTACATCTTTCTTTTCATTGCCTGTAACTCCTGCAATAGCCCCTAATGATTCGGCTGACTTAGATACAATTTCACACTTTTCTAAAAGTTTAAACACTCTTTCAAATGTAGCATCAGATTTACTTGCCATATCAATAGCGGATAAATCTTGACTATTAAAAATCTTGGACATTTCAGACATCTTACGCTGCAAAGAATAATAGAGTTTAGCTGCCCCATTTTCATACATAGACCTTACGCTTTCAGAAAAAGCTAAGTCTTTTTCAAGTTTTGATACCTTATCTTGTAATTCTTCTAATGTTTCTGACATATATCTTGTTTAATAATTAATCCTTGCCCAGTTCCTAAATCTATACATATTTCGGGTTTATCTGCAAGGAACTCCCATACTGCTTTTGGACACCCATGTGTAGTTTCAAACTTAAAGTCATCTAAAAGTATAACACCACCTACTACCATTTTATCGTAAAAGTAGTTAAGGCAATCCATAGTGGAACTATAAATATCTACATCTAAATGTACCATGCCAAATGTATGCCCATCTAATAAGTGTTTTGCGTCATTAAAGTTGCTTTTGATAACCTTGCAATTTTCAAATTTAGACAGGAATTGGCTAACATCTTCATAAGACGTATCTGCAAAATCTCCTTTGTTATGCCAATCTATTGACTTATCTGTTTCAGGCATACCCTCAAAAGTATCTATACAGAATACTAATCCTTTAGTAATACTATTAATTAAATAGGCAGAACCACCTTTATAAACACCTACCTCTGCAATCGGTAAGTCAGAATATTGCTTAACTAATTCGGATAAAATAGATAAACGTGATTTATCAATTAAAGTCCTACCGTCAATTTTTAATATAATATCATCTATACTCATAGTGTCTAAACTTCTTTTATTTTGATGCCATAACTGGGGCGGCAGAAGCTACTTTGGCTTGGTTATCTGCTGCCTCTGCTGCGTATCTATCATTTAATAGATTAGAAAAAACAGTCATAAAGTTAGGGTGTATTTCATTAAACTTAGGGTCATTAAGACCTGATTTGTATTTACCACCTGTCAGGTATTCTTTATTTGCCATTACTTCAAGAGGTGTTCTAATCCCTTTTGCTCTTGCTTTGGCTAACATTTCCTTTAGTGCAGCTTGTTTCCACATTCCTTGTTGCTTTTGGATATTAGCTACATCTACTATATTACCTGCTGCACCTTGTTTTGCTAAATTAGGTGATGATGTTAATTCTTGTGATGCAGAAGTTACTAATTGGTCAGCATTAATAAGACCTCTCCTTGATAAGTCTTTAGCTAAGTCTATTGTATTTCCTTCTGGAATCCAATTAGCAAATCTCTCTAACTGTTCTGTTGTTAGCGGTGTGTTTGCACTTGTAGGTACAGGCTCTCCTACCTTTGTGGCAATCTTAGTATCAATTTTTTTCTTGGCTGCTAATAATTTGTTGTCAGGCATAATCTTGTATTTTTTTTGCGTTATTTGATGAAAGTCCTACCAAAAGTAACGAATTTTTTACTTTCTTTGTTAAATATCCATCAATAGCTATAATTTCTTCCCTCTCATTTTCCTCTCCCGCAAAATGTCTTACTCTTATTTTTCTTTCCTCCTTGCCATTATCACCTTGATATACTATCTCGTAATCACTTGCTTTTAGGGTATGAACAACCTTACATTTTAGCTTACCACTTGTAATATACAGTATATCTTTTATTACGCTTGGTTGCATTCCTTCAAGCGTCCCTATATATGGTTCGTAAACTCTTAATGCGGTTTCAAATCCTTTTATTGGTTTCCATTCTTTACTAATATCCTCTCTCCATAAATAACACTCTAACAATGGTATGCTATAATAACTCACATTCGTTTCACGTGAAATAAACACCTTATTAGTGTCATGGATAGAGTTATGATGTATTAATACTTGTGCGCCTGTTGGTAAATCTTCACCTGATACTACTACGGCATTTACTGGCATAGTTTCCCTTTTATTCAAGTTCTCTACATCTCTTTCAAGTATTATCTTTGTCCCATCATCAAATGTATGAGAGTTTTTAAGGGATAAATCAATTTCTATTAATACCCTTCCTTCTGTATGTTTCATTTGTTTAATTTTAATATCCAGTCTTTTAAATAAATAGGTAATGGTTTATGAATTGGTACTAAATCTGATTCCGTAAATCCCCAATCTTTCCAATCAAATTCTTCTTTTAAATCCGCACGTTTGTCATATTCTATTTGAAAAATATTTTGTTGTATTTCTTTTATTTTGGCTATATGCTTTTTGTTATCCCTTATAAAACCCATGTGAAAAATCTCAATTTTATTGATAAAGTTCAAATTAGAATTACTTAGTATAGATTCACCATCATCGTATGACCTATAATAAGTTTTAGTAAGCCTATTTACTATTGTACTAACTGGCGATCTGTCTTGCCTTACATTAAGCATATGGTGTTCATCTGCCCAAAGATTATGCCTTGTTACACAATACCCTTCTTCCCCTAATTCAACTGCTTGTCTTATATGCGGGATGCTGTCTTGGCTTACACATTCATCCGCCTGACAAAGAAAACAATACTCATATCCGTCTATTTGTGCTTTGTTTATTGCTATATTTTGGAAATACGATAATTTTTCTCTCCCCTCCCTTTTATCCCAACTTTCTTTTGTACATAAGATTATAGTTATACCTCCAATAGACTTTAGCAATTCTAATGTTTCATCTTCACTCTCTACATAACATACATAAACTACATCACAAAAAGCCTTCATAGAATTTATAGATGCCTCAAAGCAATAGTCTAAGGCACACCCTTGTCGAATCATAGTTACTCCCGCTAATTTTTTCATTATTACATTTTTATGATGGATATTCTCCTCTGCCATATTTTACTTCTGATTTTATAATTTCTTCTTTAGTGAGTTCATTTAGTTTAGCACTATTTCCCAAGTATTTAATTGCTGCCTCATTGTACATTAACGCTGCTTTATATTCATTTTTCGTTCTCCCAATCTTTATCCTTTCCCGCAATCACGCTTACAAAGCCACATATAAGTTCCTTGCTTATTTACACCTACATCATTGATAACTAATAGCTTCCCAAAGCGTTTACCTTCAAGTTTTAACTTTAATCGTTTATGTCCCATAAAATATAAATCCCCAAAATAGAAGGCTTATCCAAAACACAATTAAGTGAGAGGCATCTAAATTGGGGAATAAAATTATTAATGTATATCATTGCATTTTGAATAAGCATTGTAAAGTTACAAATTTATTATTACAAAAAACAATATCTTTTTACTCATAATTATAATTTACGGGCTACGATATAAAAACTATAACAATTTTCTTCGGTATCTAACCCGCTTTCTATAACTTCAAATATTGGAGTTAAATACACTTCCCCTATATAGTTTCTTCCCTCTCCGCAAAATGTTCTTTCAAACCACATAAGAAATGATTTATAATCTGTATTTTGTATATGCTCTAAGTTAGCAAAATTATCGTACTTCCCCGCTTGTGGCAAATAGCAAATAAAATACCCTCCACTTTCTAAAAAGAATGACCACTCCAATATAGCGTTATATGGGTCATGCAAATGCTCAATCGTATGCCCTGAATACAATGATGTAAACTTTTCTTTTAAATCAGGAAGTTGTGATGGTAAATTATATAAACTATCTGTTAAGTAATCTACTCCTTCAACATTTCTTCCATCAACTCCAAAAGCATCACTTCTTACTTTTGCTGTACCACAAGCTATATCAATAGGGCTATCGCCTAAATACTTTTCAATTCTTGGGTATATTTTTTCTGTTTCTGTGCTATACATGGTATGTATTTTCTTTTATTTGTTTACGAATACTTCTTATCTCTGATACTGACATTTTTCTCATAGCGTCTTTATAGCTAAACCCTTGTGTGAACTTCTCTGCTATAACATCCGCAGCTTGTAGAATGACCATTTCTTAAATTTCTTCCAGCCGTAGTAGTTTCGCCTCCACAATCACATTTACAAAACCATCGTTGCTGCCCTTGCTTTTCTTTGCCATCTCTCCTGACAGCGACCAATCTTCCAAACCTTTGCCCTGTTATATCTATATTTATACCCATGTCTGTATCTTATCTAATATTTTGTGAGATTCTACCATATTATTTATTTAAAAGTTTATTTGCTTGTTCTATAATTTTATAAATGTTATGAAGGCTACAAGGTGGTGTAGATTCATTTATAACACATTTTACGCCAGTCGTTCCTATTGAATTATGGTAACAGTTTTTTAGTTCAGATTTTGGACAATCCCCCTGTACTACTCCTATTTTTTCAAAGTTACTATATCTCAATGTTATATCAACACTACCAGCCATGATTATTGTTGGTGTTCCCAATGCTACTGATATTTGTGCTACTCCCGAATCTAAGGCTATTACTAAGTCTGCCCCTTTACACATATACATAAGCATATCCTTTGTTGGGCAGTTATAGTGTGGTGCAATATGTTCTATTGGGTTATTACCTATTTGAAATACAAGGTAGCCTAATTTTTGAAAGTATGCAACTATTAATTTCCATTCAACCCCATAGCTATTTCGGTGGGGCATATTTGTTTGGTCGTTGTGTATTAGTATATACTTTTGAAATATCTTTTGATGTGGCTCTTGGTGTATATAAAGCCTTGAATTACGTAGTTCTCCATCCTTTATCCCTGCCATTTCATAATAAGACTTTAGTACAAGTTGTTTAGGCTTTATCTCATAAGCCATATCTAAGTTTATTACTTTGATTGGTTTTATCTTTTTATTCATTTGAGATATGTGCTTCAAGAAATATGGGTACTGCAAAAATAGCTTCATATCATCTAACGGAATATCTAATACTACTTGATAATTATATTTTGCAAAGTACTCTATTATAGCCTCTGCCATAATAATATCGCCTGTCGCACCCGACCTCTTTATAACTATATGCTTTTTGAATGGTTGCCAAAAGTACGAGTGAAATGCAAAAGTATAATAACATGGCTCTCTTAATTCAAATGAAAATCTTTCTGCAACACTAATAGGCGCAAAAACTATATCGTGTGTTTTTTCAAGATATGCTCCATATAATCGGCAAATTGCATCATCTTCTTGTTCTGTTACTTCTATAAAATCATCAGTACCTAATGCCTCTAATAGTTTACGTGACCGGATTGAACAACCTCCATTACCTACTGCCCTTTCATTATCAGGATAATTCCAAACTGCACCGATGTAATCAAATTCTAAAAACTCTTTATCCCACATTTCTTCACAAATAGGATAGCCGTCATGTTGTATTACTAAGCAATAATCTGTGGTTATATACTTCCACAATTCCTTTATCATAAAATAACTATACTCATCCTTGCTTTTTATCTTTGGTATAACTATTGTTTTTGCTTCATCAATATTAATATCTACATCGGTAAAAAATATTGTCCTTGCTGGAGTTAATATTTTTAATGTTTTATTAATAGCTAAAACCGCTTTCCCTTTATTTGCACAATCAACTATAACTACTGTTACATTACTTAGATTTATCATTGCTTAGTATTTTTGTTGTAGAAAATTCTTTTATTCTTTTAAAATACACCACTTCTTTTGCATATTCAGCACCTATTACTTTTTTCCCCTTCCAGTCACTACCTACTACCATTACATCGGGAGCATATTTTTTTATAATTTCAGTTAGTTCTTCATCTGAATTAAATACTTGAACTACTCCAACACCTTTTATATCAGTTAAGTTTTCTAACCTTTGATCTTGTGTATGAAATGGTCTATCTACTCCTTTCATTTCTTTTACTCTTTCATCAGAATCAATAGCAACCATAAGAAAGCCTCCTAATGACCTTGCGTGTTTTATTAATTGGAAGTGTCCGTAATGAAGGTAATCGTAAACACCATTTATAAATACTGTCTTTATCATAATTAATCTCCTTTTATTATTCTGTAACTATCAAATTCAAAATGAGTTGTACTAAATTCATATAATTCTGAATCTTCTATTGCTTCCATTTGATGAATATAACCAATAGGTATGTGAAATATATCTCCCTCTTGTAGTATAAAAACCTCTGCTTTATCTATATCTTCATCATATCCACCCCTTAATATCATTTTACCTTTTGCCAATCTAAAAACTTCATCCTTTATTTCATGCTTATGGAAACTACATTTTTTCCCTTTGTTAAAGTAAAGTATCTTTCCGCAGTACTTATCATTGTTTACTACCCATTCCTCCTTCCCCCAACCTTTGATGTGTATTTCTGCAACTTTTCTCATATTGTTGTTACTCCTTTTTTTGCAACCACTTGGGCTGCAATTTTGTTTGCAAATATAATTGAGTTTTTAATATCCTTAGTTTTCAAATACTTTGTTACAAGTGCAGCTAAAAATGTATCTCCTGCTCCTGAAAGGTCTTGTATTTTAACTTCTACCCCTTTAAAGTTTTCTCCATTGTAGTCGCATCCGTCTTTACCTTTTGTTATTATTAATTGTTTTGTCCAGTTTATTTCTAATGCGCTATCTTCTGCTCTGCTCCATTCGTGTTCGTTTATCTTTATGAAAGTAAACCCTGCTGCCCATTCTCCTAATGGTGTTTTGGTGTCTAAGAATGATAGTTTTGAATCATCAGCAATTCGTTCCATATCCCACTTTGATAAAAAACCTTTCGCATAATCACTTACTACTACTGCATCAAAGTCTTTATAATTATGATTATCAAATATAAACTTACGGTTTCCTATTATTGATTCATCTACTCTTAGTAATGTATAGTTAGACTTTTCATCTACAAATCTTGCTTTTTGAGGTTTTGCTTCGTTAGTGTCGTATGTTATTTTTATGGTTTTATCTAACGACTTTATATTGGCAACAACATTACCAGCCATTCCTTCATTTTCGCTAAAATATTCAACATCTAAAATAGCGGTAGGACATTCGGGAGATATTCTATTAACTTTTCCGTAATAAAACCTATCAATACATGAATCACCTATTACAAGTATTTTATAAGACATAATTTTCTTTTAATTGGTTAAAATAAAATGATAGCGCATCTTGATAAATAAAAGCATATCCATTATTCCCATTTGGCATAGTATTCGGAAACTGTGAACAAACTTCTAATATTCTTGGAACTTTCATGGCATTTGATAAATGAAAACATAAACTTTGATTACCTAAAAAGAAAGCGCAATTATCTATAATTTTAGCTAATTCTAAGAAATCCTTTACCTTAAAATATTCAATGTTTAAATTCCATTTTTCGTTAAATGCTTTATGTTCCTCTGGCGTTCCCACAAATATAATATCTTTTTCGCTTTCTTTCAAAAAATAATATTGTATGTATGGATTTCTGTATCTATCGGTAAAGTTTATAACTATTTTGTTATCAAAATCACTAACAAATAAATGATTAATAGATAACCACTCCTTTGATAAATCACAAGCTAATTGTGGAAACACAAACCAACTCCACGTATATATATCACCATAAGGCATTGGTATATACTTTCTATCTCTCGTTATCTGAAAATCTAAATCTACTACCTCACCTTTCCATTCTCTAAATGATTCTATATACTCTTGCGATTCTATAAGCGGCTTCATTAAGTCAAATGTTTCTTTATTAAAACAGACTTGTTGTCCTTCGTGCTTTATGGGATGATCTGCCCCTTCATAATAAAAAGCGGGAAAGTTAATATACTGGTATATTGTAGTTTTAGTTCCCGTTTCTCTGTATAGTTTTTTAAGTCCGGGTAATATAGTAATCAAATCCCCTGAATTATAATGATGTAATATTTTGTAACTATTCATTTATTTTTTTGTTTTATTATATAATTTTACCTTATTATTTTTTAAAAACTAAACTTTCTTACTATGGCTCAAATTTTTGCCGCATCTATTTACGGTGCAAACAGAAACGATTTTAATACCCCACAGGGTACTCAAATGGGATTTCCAACACAATCTGTATTAATTAGACAAATTGATGGAGGCGCAACCGCTTATTCAGGTGTAACTTGCGTAAGTCAAATTCAGTTGTTACCAACTGCCCCTTCTCCAATTCAGCCTGTTTATTACAGTCCTTTGACTGTTGCAGCCTTAATCGTTTTAGCTAACGCTTAATTACTAATTTTGATTTTAAAAAGCCTCTATTCATTTAGAGGCTTTTTAATTTTTGTTCTATTATTGTCAGCCTTGCCCTTCTTTCTATTAAAAGTTGTTTTAGTTCATCAGTACCTATTTTTTCTACTTCTCTGCCTCTTTCTTTTAATTGTTCAACTAATCCTACTTGTTCTTTTTCAAGTTGTTCTGCGTATTTAATAAGGTTTCCGCTAAGATATTGGTTACAATTTTTGCATCCGGCACGTAAATTAAATCTTATATCAAACCTTAATCCCATGTGGCTTCTTGATATAAAGTGCATATTGTCTGCCATTGTAAAATGTACCTTAGTACCGCATATATAACAGTTTAAATACCCTTTGTTATCTGATGCCATTATACGTACTATGCGACTTGTAACAATATCAAGTTCTTCTATTAAGTTATTACGATTTTCTGCTAACTCTTTTTGATTGTCTGATACGTGAGGCAATGCTCTTACCTTGTTCCTTTCTGATGCCCTTCCTATTTGTTGTTTTGCTTTGTTGTTTCTATGGCAGTTGTATAAACAAAATAATTCCTTCCCAACTTTAACACAAGGGACATCCTTATCTCCACATTGTGAACAGTTACCAGTTTTGTGTTTAGGGATTATACTCATTTGTTTTAATGTTTAGTCAAAATTATAAATAGTTAATTAAATTACCAAATTAATTTTACTCAACTAAAAATATTTTTTTAGTTCAATAAAATGTATATATTTGTGCCATGATAGAAAAAAGCACAAAGGGTAGAAAGCCATTACCCGATAAGGAAAAGAAAGTACCTGTTACTGTATGGGTAAAAGCTAAAAATGCAGAAATTATTACAAGAGAGTGTATGAAAATACAAAAAAAATATGATAAAAATTAAAGTAGAAAAACCAGATAACCATTGCTTACCTCTACCCATAAGAATACATAGGTTATCAGATAGTGTAGAGTTAGTTTATGTAGGAGTTAAAGCGAAATCTAAAAACCAACAATTAGATTTACATACCTACAAATACACTAATGGAATACTAAAAGATACATTAGTAGATTATACCTTAGAAGAAATTAATAGACAGTTAAATAACTATTGGAGAGAAAGTATTTAATCATTTAAAAACATAAAAGATGAAAAGATTATTCAGAAAAATTATTGCAATATACAATCGTTGTAGATATTGCGGAAGAACTATTGAAGATACTGGTGCTGGTTCAGAACCAAGACCTAATATGTGTGAAAGATGTTTTGAAAACGGAGGTGATGAATAACTATATAAACTTGACAAAATGATACAATACATACCATACATAGCAGTAATAATTGTATTAATTTATACCTGTTTCCCCGATAGGTGAGATGGAATGATATAACGTATCGGGTATTGCCGAAGGCAGGGATTTGAAAGACAAAAATTTCAACCTTGCACAAATGCCCAATAGAAATACAAATGATTAATTAACCGAGAATGCCCTGCTTTTGGCGATACCTTGTTAGGTGCAGTGCTTCTCACAAACTTAAATAAAAATGGAAAATGTTTTAAATTTCAAATGGAAAAAAGGTGTTAAGGAAGTATTCCCTGCTCACCCAATGGTTCAAAATTGGCTGTTCACAGAAGATACAGAAGCCGAAGCAATGTTAGCACATCAAATGGCAGTAGTCGCTGAAAAAAGCGGTATGACAGCCAATGACCTGCAACATATTTTCCCTGCTGTCCTTCGTATGTTAAAGAATGATAGTGCATGGTCGAAATAGCATTGCACCTAACATAAAATATGTACGTTTCCTTTATAATTAATTAATTTAAAACTACTTATGCGATGTTTTCTGAACGCATAAATAGTCTTATTCAGTAAAACATAAACCAATGACACAAATATCAGCAATCGCATCATCTCTTTTAAAAGGAGAAACATTAAGTATTATGGATGGGTATAGGAAGTTTGCCTGTACTAATTTGCCACGTGAAATATCCCGATCTATTGAGCAAAAGTTTGGTGTAAGAGTAGATAAAACCCCGACTGCTTTTAAGTCAAGATATGGACAAACTGGGTCTTTTTACAAATATAAATTACCCCAAAACCAATTAAATAAAGAAGGAATTGAAAAAATGAAACAGTACATAAAAGAAAATAGTTGATTGTATTGTTTTTATTATTATCTTTGACTTGCGAAAATCCCAAAATGAAATTGTACAAAAAAATATTTTATTTTATACCCAGCTAATCCGCTGCGGTTAATCTTTCTTACGCCTTCTTGCGTACGGGGTTTTCGCAGCCGCAGCGGATAGGCTTATTTTTTATATATCATGGCTAAACGACTTACTGATTCAGAAAAATGGAATGATGATTGGTTTATATCATTAGATAATGATTACCGAATCATTTGGATATGGTTACTTGATAATTGCAGTCATGCAGGTATATGTAAAAGGAGCATGAAATTGTTAAATATGATGTGTAATACCAATATTACGGAAGAAGAATTATTAAAGCAAATGGAAGAAAGGGTTGTTTTAGTAGACAATAATTGGTTCATTCCTAAGTTCTTAAAGTTTCAATACGCAAATTTGCATAGCGATAGACCTGTAATTGTTTCGGTAGTAAAAGAGTTAGTTAAATTAGGTTATGATAAATTAATTCCCGAATCATTTGGTAATGATTACTTAATGATTAAGGATAAAAGTAAGGATAAGGATAAGAGTATTGTTAAACAGAAAAAAAACGAAAATGAAAAATTTAGCAGAAATTTTAAATCACAGGGGGAAGAGTTTTTTACTAACCGAGTTGAAAGAGAACTTGAAAAATTTAGGGAGAATAGAACATTTGGTAATTGATGCAAGGGTAAGTGGTAAAACATTTTGTCAAATGACAGATGAGGAATTAACAATAGCTACTAATCAAATAATTTTAAGATGTAGCGCAGAGGTTGGATGCGACTTGCCGTTTACCGAAACATTTTCAAATATCCTTTCAGAACAAATAATATTATTTATAAAAAATTGTGAGTATGAAAATTATACTTTGAGGGAAATATTATTATCTTCACAAATCAACATGATGTACCCATTACCAAGTTATTTAGCGGTAGAGATTTTTGAAGTTACGTTTTCTGGACGTTGTATAAATGTAAGTTTTATATCAAAGATTTTAAACAATTACAAAACAATAAGAAATCAACTTGATAGGAAATTACAAAACTCAATAGACGGCTATAATAACCATTAAAACATTTTAAGATGAATTGTGAAAATTTATTAGAATTTGAAGGATTACAGTTTATGCCTGTAAAAAATAATAAACAACCTATTGTAAAAGGGTGGCAAACGTATAATGGTAAACATAACTTAGCTAATTGTGATGCAGTAGGAATTGTATGTGGCTCGTTAAGCGGTGGGTTAGAAGTTATTGACGTAGATAGCAAGTATGATTTAGTCGGTAATCTATTTGAAAATTATAAAAGATTAATTCATTCTACCAATCCTGATTTATTGGCTAAACTTGTGGTACAAAAAACAAAGGGTGGTGGTTATCATTTAATTTACCGATGCAGTCAAATTTCTGGTAACTTAAAATTAGCTAATAGGCAAACTACCGCAGAAGAAAAACAAGATACTTACAATAAAACGTACCAAGCAGAGATATTGAATGGTGATGATGCTGCCGCAGTAGCAAGAGCAAAGAAAGCGTCTGTAAACGATAAGGTAAGAGTATTGTTAGAAACAAGAGGGCAGGGAGGTTTTATAATGTGCTATCCGTCTAAGGGGTACGAAATAATACATGGTGATTACTATTCTATAAGTGAAATAAGTCCTGATGAAAGAGAAACATTACATAGTATAGCAAGACAGTTTAACACAGTTGTTGATGAAATAGTAATACCAAAAACAGCACAACATAAAACTAAAGGGGTATCATCATTTGAAGATTATAATAATCGTGGTGATGTAGTCCAGTTACTACAAAACAATGGGTGGAAAGCGGTGGGGCAAAAAGGTAGAAAAACATTACTCCTAAGACCGGGACAAACAACTGCACAAAGTTCAGGTAATTACGACCATGATAGAAAATGGTTTAGCGTATTTACAACAAGTACTGAATTTGAGCCACAACAGGCTTATTTACCTTATGCTGTTTTTGCGATTTTAGAGTGCAATAAAGATTTTTCTGCTGCAAGTAAAAAATTATACGAATTAGGTTTTGGAGAAAGGGAAGAATCTGCTATAAAAGAAAAAGCACCAAGTACAAGACAAATATCATCAAGAGTAAATTCGGATGATGATGATTTTTCGTTTTTAGCAAAACCCGAAGATTATGATGATTACTTACAATCGGTAAGGGATGGAACATTGATACAAGGTTTAACAACAGGCATACCCTCTCTTGATAATTACTTTGTGTTTAAAGAAGGAAATATGGTTATGACTAATGGGCATGATAATGCAGGTAAGAGTGTTGTAGTTTGGTACTTAGCTTTATTATCTGCAATGTATCATAATTGGAATTGGATAATCTTTGCAAGTGAGAATACTATTGGAGGTTTTATGCGAAAGATGATACAGTTCTATGTAGGGAAACCTTTGAATGGTAAATTTGCAATGAGTGATAGCGAATACAGGACAGCTAAATTATTTATAGAAAGCCATTTTTCATCTATCAAAGCAGAGGAAGATATGTACAACTATAAAGATATTATCAATATGGTTAAAAAAGCGTCTAAGGTAAAAAAGTATCATTCTGTAATGATTGACCCCTACAATGGCTTAAAGATTGATTTAAGCGGTTTTAGTAAGCTATCTACACATGAGTACCATTACGAAGCGTTAAGCGATTTAAAGCTATACGGAAAGAAGAATAACATAGGTATTTGGGTAAACCACCATGCGGTTACTGCCGCACTAAGGCAAAAGGATGGAGAGAAAAAATATCCAGTTGCGCCACAAAAAGCAGATACAGAGGGCGGTGGTAAGGTAGGGAATAAAACCGATGACTTCTTAACCATTCATAGGGTTACACAGCATCCTACTGAATGGATGGTTACAGAACTCCACGTTAGAAAAATAAAAGATACAGATACAGGTGGGAGAGTTACTCCAATAGATTCACCTGTAAAGTTAGAAATGTATAAAAACGGATGTGCATTTTTAGAAAGATTAGAAATGGGTGGAAGTCCTATTGACCCAATTCATTCATGGCACATGAGTAAAGAATTAAAACAAAATGAATTACCGGCAATTAAAGAAGAACCAAGTGTAACTAATTGGATGCCTATGGCTGATGTTAATGGGGAAGCTATAAACTTTTAATGTATGGAATGGTTAGCTATTAAACATTATGAATACGATTTAATTTTCACTCAAAGTAGAGAAGCAAGGGATGTGGTATTAAGTTATTACGTACTGAACAAGATAACTATAAATACAGTTGTTTTAAGAGTTTTTGATAGCGAAGAAGAAGCAACAAGATACTGCAATAATATTAACCAAATAACACAATTAATCAAAGATTTATGACAAAGAATTTAACCGAACAAGAAAGCATCCATTGTTTAAACTCATTACTTGTAGGATGTGAGTTATTAGAATTATTGGATAAGATAAAAGAATTTACTATCTTTAGGCACTCATTAAAACAGAAACTTAACCAACTCATTCCTGAATTAGAAAAGCATTGTGATAACTTAGAATTAATAACAGGAGAAGATGATGAAATTATGTTTACTTTAATGGATAGGAAAAACTTAATGAAAGAAATATCTTGTATAAGACCTGAATATAAATTAGGACTGGCTGAACTACTAAATCAGTTTAACAATGCACCTGAATTAATACTACATAGAAACGGAATTAAAATAGCATAAACCATGAACAAACTATTCCCTAATGATGGAAGGGTATCGGTAGATACTTGGTACAAAGTAAAAATGGAAGAATTAAGACATAAATGGAATCCACCAATCCTATTAAAAAAAATATGGGAAGAAATAGATAAAAGTAGTAGTGAAGCGAAACGTAAATTAGAAAAATCAATTAAAAAATAATCATGGAAACAGAAACATTAGCAGATAAAATAGTAAAGGACATACAGCAAGTAAGGAGGAAGTACCATGTAGTTCTCCCAAGTAAAAAAACATACGACTATGTAACTATGCAAAAGAAAAGAGAGCAATGTATAGAGGACTTATGTGAATTATTTTCAGATCAACCGACAATAGCTATTTTTGAGAATGGTGAATTAGTATTTGAGATAAAGAAGAAACTTACAATAATGAAGATACTAAATAGAGATACAAAAGATATTTATGAATCAGTAGAAGAAGCTATGGAGGCAACAGGTAAATCAAGGAATATGGTTTTGTCGCATTTACGAAATTATCAGCAAAAATGGAGCAAATTAGAAAAAAGTATTTCTGAATAAAGTTTATTACCTTAGCACTATGAAAAAATAAAAAAGATTATGACAGTAGCACAAATGCGCCAGTTATGCAATAAGAAACCTACCGATATGTCATGGAATGATTTTGACAATTTAGAATTAGTAGCACTAACAGAAACAAGCATAGAGTATATTAGTGAGTTTGGAGATGGTCATGGAGTAGTAATATTAGAATGTGATTGTGGCGAATGTGATGGCAGTAAAAAGGTGTTTGGACTAATGACAGAGGATTGCTTTGAAACACTATACCCTCCTGATGGAATAGATGAAATAACAGCACAAGAAGAACTTATTAGTTTCGCAATAGAAGATGAAGAAATGGGAACTAATTTTAATTAAGCAGTTTTGTTGATAGATTATAGATTATAAACCCTGCATTTCTATGTGGGGTTTTTTATTCACTAAAATCACATTTCGCTGCACAACAAAAAAGCCACCCATTAAGGTAGCTAATTTGTCTTTGACAGTTAGGAAAGTATTTTATTTTTTAGGTTTACTTAATTTATCAAATTCTTTCATAAATTCCTCATACCTTTTATAACGTCTTAATACCCTACTAACTATAATAGAAGGAAAAACAGCGTAAACACAACTGGATATAAAAGATAACTTACCTATCTCATACTCTATGGCTTCTTGTTTTGTAATCATGGTTATTTTTTTTAAAGGTTAAATGTTGCTTATTATCTACAATAACAGGTTAAATGTTGAATTTAAGCAACATTATTAGTTATTTTAAGTTTAATGATATATTCTTTTAGCTTATCAATTTCAACTTCTTGCGATAATTTAAATAGTCTTGGATGTTGTCCTAATGGGCAACTCTCTCTTTCTAAGTCTAATATTTGTTTATTAATACTGTTTATTTTTACTTCGAGTTGCTCTTTAGTCAATTTTATATTTTCATAAGGGACAAAATTAGCAATAGGTGATTCCAAAATATTTGTAGGTAATTCTATATATTCTATATTTTTAACTACATCTTTAATTACTTTCCCTTTTTCTTTTTTATTAAAAGATGGTAGTTTTTGCCCTCTCCCCTTTGCGATTAACCAAAATTCAGGTTTTCTACCTCTCGCAATCATTCTACACAAAGCGGTTCTACAAGCAGAAGAACAAGTTATTTTAGCTTCCGTCCCTTCAATATCTTTACCGCAAACTACACATATCTTTAAAGATTTTCTTGTTTCTCTTTGTCTTACATTTCCATGTAAAATATTGCAAAGCGGGAAACCCCATATTACCATTTGAGTTATCCAATAAGTTTCAGAACTTTTTGCGTCTTTTTCATTATAAGAAAATTCTATTTCCTCAATAATTGGGATAGCCCCTGATTTTAAAATATCTAATATCCGATTATCCTTTTTATCAGGAAATCCAGATTTTGCAACAGATATATGTTCACGCAATCTTGCTGCCAAGTCGTTTGTACAGCCAACATAAAAAATTTCTTTTTTTATTGGGTCAGTAAGTGTGTATATTGAAAACCTCATAATCATTTTTATTTTATCATACGTAACAATAATATGTAACAAAAGTAACAATAAAAATTATAAATACAAAATATATTTTCGTTTTTTTAAAAAATCTATATAAACACAAAATCATTTGACGCATTTTAAGGCACATTCTCGGAAACAAAATACATAACCCTATAAAGTACCTTACTTTTGTATTATCTTTAAGATTTAGTACCTTTCTGTGCGTTACAGAATACTTTCCTCCCCTCCTACTAAATAGTGACAGACGGTAATATAACTCCATGAACGGTATTAAAGCAATGATAGACGGTAAAACGATTAAACAATACATAACAATGAACCCCCACCAAAAGGCCAGGCACAAAGCAAG